GTTCAATGGTGAAGCATTGACGGTTGCAGACGTGCCGGGAACTGGAGTGGTTCAGCTCTGGTTTGAGAGAGACACTAACACCCTTCAACTTATGACGGGTATTGTTTAACAAACGAATAGATAATAGGAGATTACATTATGTTTCAAGGACTACGAACAAATTCTTTATTCTATGTGCTCGACAAGGGCGAGAACCCGAACTTGAAGATCGGTCAGGTTGTTTCGGTGAGTAACCCTCAGACGAGATACCCATCTTTCAACAATGGCTTCACGCCTCAGCCTATGGAGACTGTGGTTGATGTGAAGGTGAAGCTGGATGACGAGGAAGTGGATTTCAAACAGCTACCTGCTAACGGACAGATAGCGAACGACAAGAATCTTGTGGTGAGCGACAACAAGGAAGCCATGAGTGCCGAGGTCGATGCGATGTTGAGACAATCCAAGGCGATACTGGAGAGCGTAGATTACCACGAGAGAGTCGTTAAGTCTTGTGAGGGAATGCTACTGCAACTCAACCCCCATATAGCCAAGGAGAAGGAACAGGCTGAGAAGATTTCCAAGCTGGAAGGCAAAGTTTCAGGCATGGAGGGCAAGCTTGACAAGATGATGGGATTGCTCGAACAGGTTGCAAACAAGTAATCTCCTATCTATCTATTCACTTAAAAAAATCTAATGATTATGATAATGGTTGAGATTACAGAAGACAAGTTTGAAGGCTTGTATGAGAACGTGGAGAAGGGCTTGCGCTACTTTGGTAAGGCTATGAGCTGTCTTGATGAAATGAAGCGAGATGGCAGACGAGACCGATACGGCGAGCGAAACCGCATGCCCGATTATAGAGGTCGTGGAGGCAGAGGCGGTATGCGAGAGCATGAGGAGTATGACGAGATGCGCCAACGTGAAGACCGTGAACGTGATTACAGAAGTGATTACGGAGAAGATTACTAATTAAGTGAAGAGTGAAGAACGAAGAGTAAAAAAACATCATTAGCTTTTCCTCTTCACTCTTTTCATTTCAAACGATAGAGATTATGGGAACAAAATACAGACAACCTCTGAATGCCTACGATTATCAGCCAGAGGAGATGAAGGCATATCTGCGATACAACGGCTGGCACTTCAACAAGAAGATGTGCGAGTGGGCAGTGAAACAGATGCGGAAGAACGGCAAGCCTATAAAGGCACTGGGTGCAAAAGAAGTGGAAGAGTTGCTGCACAAGCACAATATTGAGCTGGAGAACAATGTCGGTCATGATGCGTGTTACGTTGCAAACATGGCAATGGCGGACTTCTACGCCTCTTCGATAACAGACGAAAGGAATCTTGCCCAGTTCGTGAAGGACTATGTTGACGACGAAGACCAACAGGACGGTTTCATCTTCAACAGGTTTTATGCCGACTGTGTCCTGAATGGTGTCGGCATACCTTGGGAGGAGATTCTTTAGTGATTAATTGTTAGTGATTATTGATTAGTTGAATGACTGAGCAGGAGATTTACTTGGGGAGGTATGACTGGACGGTACATGTGATGAGTGATGTGCGTCCGGAGGATGCCGCTATGGTGGAAAAGCGTCTTCGGGATTTGGGGTGCAGCGGTGTTCCTATCGAAGACGCTTACAGTCTTGTGCTTGAAGGCAAACCCAACAAAGGACTGACCTATTCCAATGTAGACACAGGCAAGTCGGTAGTTGTGATAGGGTGGGCAGTATGCGATGCGGAATATATGAACAGTCTTTGTCATGAGATGCTGCATGTAGTACAGCATATATCGGAGGTGTTTATGGTTAATATGTATGGGGAGGAGGCTTGCTATTTGCTTGGTGGGTTGGTGCAGAGTTGCTGCAAAAGATAAGGGGCAATGCTAAACACTACCCCTTATATCCTCTTTCTTTGTAAAAGTTATATATTATTCTAAAGGATTTTTCTTATCTTCATTTTTAAATATAGCGTTCCATCCTGAAATGCCATCCCTCTTAAAGCATAGGCTGATAAAAAGGATTGAGACTTGAAGACAGAAAACTGTTATTGCCGTAAACATTTTATCGTAATCGTCACCATATAGAGTGTAGACAAGAATTGGATTAAGGATTTCTATTGCCAACCAACCATAAAAACCTATCTTACTTGCGTTTAGTAATTTAATAATAAAGAAGATCGCAACGACAGATGTGAGCAAGGTGAAAAGACCTTCAGTTACAGTAACCGATTCTTCCCCCATTTGAATAACAGAAAGAATAATATGTCCACCACAGCTAAGAAGCCAAAGAATTAAAATGAACTCTGTAAAGCGATTTAATTTTTTTGATTGTTTCATAATTTAGAAATTTAAATATGTTAAATTAAAAGTTCCAACAAGTTTGTTGTTCCTGTCCAGATAAATGTATTTATATTTTAGACCAGTTGCTTTCATTAATTTTTTAAGTTCAGAACGTGTTATGTTATACATACCGGTATCGATATTCTCTTTATGGTTAGCAATAACATATTGCCTTATCTCCTCTATGAATTTATTCATGTCGGATTGAGAATAATCGTCTTTGTCTATATTGATACAGTATCTATACGTCCAAATCCAATCGTAGAACAAGACAGAGGTCAAGACTGTATTTTCATCAACAAATATTGGCAGCTGTTGATTCAGTTCTTTTGCTCCTTGAATCATCATGTTTTTGAATCTTGCTTTTTCCTGTGCGATTTGCCCAAAAGAGAATAAGGTGACAAAAGCGAATGAGAATATCAATATCGTTTTCTTCATAAGTGTATGTTTTTAGTTTTTGCAAAGTTATAAAAAAATAACGACAGATTGTAGAATTATTGTATAATATTTTACGATAAAAGTTGTGTAAAGGGGAATATTTTATTACTTTTGTGGGGTGATTACGCTTTAGGATATGGGATATAATAATGATTGGATATATGAAAACAAGTTTTTTCGTTCTATAATGATATTTATAGGATTCCTATATTGGTATGCGTTTATTATGTTAATGTTAGTCGCATTTATTGGTATCATTTCATTCTGTTTTGGTAGTACTTGGATACAAAGAATGTTTCAAGAGCATATAGAGATATGTACTTTTGTAACATCTATTATTGTTTTCATAACCATAGTCTTAATATTTTCCATAAAAAGTAATTATAAAAAATGGAAATTGACGGATGAAGATAAAGAAGATTTGTCTCATTTCCATTTTGGAAAAATGACAAGAAAGCAAAAGAAACTTATGGCGAGGTCTATACGTTTATCTTCTAAACTTGTATTTTTTAGATTAAGTAGGATGAATCTTTCAGAAGCTATAAAAGACTACGAATGTAACGATTTCTATTTAAAAGAGCAATCCTCTAATGATATAAAAATTCTTTTGAAGGCTATTCCTAATATGGAATATTCACAAAAAGAGGACACACACACATTAATGGACTGGGAAATACTCCTTTCAGAAGAAAGAATTAAAAGATTGAAAGATAAGAAGCAGGAGAAATTCAACTATGATGAAATAAATTGTAATGATATGTCGCAATTTATAGATTCATGTCGCCCCGAATTAACCAATGGTTCATTTCTTGTAAAAATAAATTATGCAAATCTATCAAAACAAGAAGTAGATGCTTTCGTATCAAATCCTTTACATGTTTGCTATTTTAAAGCTAAAAGTAATAGCCCTGTAATATTTATAGTTTTCGATTTTAGTGGAACAATTAAAATTGAAGTAGCAGTCAATCTAAAAAAAATATATACACCTTTAGAAACCTGGGTAAAGACAAACGAGGAAACTGTTACATTGTATTTGTTTGAAAGAACAACAAGGAATATCGCTGCTATGAGAAGCCTAAAACCTAAATATTTAGAAGCTCTTAAAGAAGAACTTTTCCGTCAAGAACGATATTCTGCCGAAGATATAGACAAAGAAATTTATTCAATTCGAAGCAGATTTTCAATTGACGACATGATTAAATATGCTTCGGCTCACGAAATTAAATAAATACGCCCCCAAAAACAATTCAAAAGATGTTTTTTTTTACTTCTATTCTACCTTATTATATATATAATATCTTACTAATGCGCCGATGGAGATGGAGAGGATGCCTCTGACGAGGTCTCCTCTGTTCCATCTTCCTTGATAGTAGTGGCAGCGATCGTTGTCCTCGTGTATTATGAGGGCAAGGAGGGCGTAGCCACTTCCGAAGAGCATGGCGATAAGAAAGTATACCGCCACCAGAAAGCTCTCATCCAAGAGTTTTTACTGGAATATGGATGTGAAAGATTCAAAGGTAAAAGGATGGGGAGCTGTTCTATCTCCCCATCCTTTTATGATAAAGTCTGCAACTTAGAGTTCGAGTTTAAATAATTCAGGACAATCTATGTGAACTTGTTTGTAACTTGCGTCATTACCATTAATATTTAAGTGAACATTGTCATGATATAAACTTTCGTCTGTTCCATTTTCAATATTGCCATTAATAGATGTAGCTAAATCGAATCTCACAGTCGAAATATTATATTTTTTCTCACATGTTTTATAAATATTTTGATATTCTTCATATTTACCTGGATGTAATTGCTCAAAAGCAGATTTCCATCTCCAACAATGATTAAAGTAAATAGATTCAATCCCTAAGTTCAGAAGATACTCAATAGTTCTATTTGCATTTTCTTGCGTAAGTCCAAAGTTTGCTCCGTGCGTAATCATAACAGTCTTTGGTTTTATTACACTAACCTCGGAAATCAATCTACTCATACTTGAATTTACGTCAAAACTTTGGGAGCTAATTTGTTCTGCTCGTCTTCCAGCTTGCAAGCTGTTTTCAACTTCTTTACAGATTCTCCTGCTCCAAATATTTGCAGTCCCTACAGTTCCATCTCCTTCTGTGATAGAATCTCCTGTTATATACAAATTTAGTCTATCCTTTGATGCAGAATAATACCAAACCCTAATTGACTTTACTTTAATTGAATTGTTTAATGAGAAAATCGTAGGTCTATCCCAACAAAGACCCCACCAAGGATTTGTTGAATTTGATGGTTCCTCCAACTCTAACTCCCAAATCTTATTGTATGTAGAAGTTAGTCTCTCCAATGTTATGTGTATATGTCTGGTGTTGATGCATCTTATTGTAAATCTATATTTATTGCCGATATAGTTGTCTTCATTGAAAGAATATGATTTATATTCTTCAAAGGATTGATACTTGTAACCTATGACTCTTTTGTTTCCAAAATCAACACCAAAGAAAGTCTGACCATATCCTGCCTCTTCTGTGACATTATAAGGAGTGTAGCCACATACTGCAATGCTGTTTTCTGTAGGAACAAAATCGAAACTTACTGTTCTTGTATCTATCGCATAGCATTTATTTAATATGAGTCTGCTATTTTTAGTGAAACTTGTATTTGAAAAACAATCATCTGTCTTGGCAAAATTTCCCAATAGCAGATAGTCCGTTTCTTTTGAAGCAGAAGTCAAATTGAATAGCTTGTGCGGATAGACATTTTTTTCTTCCATACTTTTATTGATACCATCAATACTTTTTTGTAACTCTGACAGTATTTTTGATTTTTTCTTGACTATGCTGACATTACATTTTCCACCTATGCTTAATCCATACAGCGGAAGTCCACCTTCATCAGAAGGAATGATAATATTACCATAAAGAGCTGCGGCATTTTTTATAGTTAAGGATGTCTGCCATACACTATCCTTTAAAGTACCTATTGTTATTTCTTGGAGGGCTGTTCCATCAATACTCTCTGCAATTATTTCATATACGTCTCCATCATTTACGTCAATCATTTTGAGAAGTTTGCCATCTGTGAGAGAAAATGGCATGTTGTCCTCATCTATTTTTAAAACATTATTTAATGACTGCATGTTTACGGAAGCTATCTTGCTAATCTCTACATTGAAGTCATCATCTTTACATAAAGTATATAATTGCTTCCCCCTTTTTAAGTAAGAAACATCAAACAGATATTCAAGACTTGTGGCACTCCTTGCTACTTTATTTATTTCTGAATCCCATTTTTCACTTTCAATGATACCAACGTGGATTTCTGACGAACGTACTCCATTCTTAGATGTAATCTTGCAATAATAAAGTCCCTGTGACAAAGTAAGCTTCGTTACTACTTTACCTTTTTCAGAAATATATTTTAACTTATCATACTCAATAAAGTTTAAAGCAGATAAGGCTTTAGTTGTGTTATCTTCATTTTTTTTAATGCTTTCCTTAAATTGGTAATTATTGACATTTATTTCTTTTCCATTATACAGGAAACCAGTTGTCGTAAAAAAATCATTCCCTAAATTACCGAACCCCAACAGGTAAAAGTTAGCGTGTTCCTTCTGAAAAACTTTATACTTTATAGAATTGACCATATAGGCAACTCTTTCATCAATATCCCAACATAGATAATGTGTTTGAGTTTCATAATCAGTAGTATCTGTATATTTATAAAAGTCAGTTTCTTTGTCTTCTTCTAACTTAAAAGTTTCAACTCTATCCTTAGTTGATAACATATAATATCCAGAAAAGCAAGTAACCTTATAAGTAGAAAAGTTCACACTTATATTGATAGTGCCTATATTGCTGATTTTTGCAATTTTTATTTTACCTTGGGTGCTTAACTGCAACACAGCATCATTTAACTGCAACACAGCATCATTTACATTTTCAGGGAAATTATCTATGTTTGTGCTAATTTTAACCAACTTAGCTTCTTTGATAAAGTCCAAGTATGAACCAACTTTGTATAAAAATTCCGTTCCTCCTTTCCATCTACTCAAAACCTTAGTGTCCGTGTTATAACTATACACTTTGTTACTGGGTAATGAATTTTCTGTATATGTTATACCTATAACATCTTGGTAGCCAGATGGAGTATATACACAAATAGCTTGTCCCTTTGATAAAATGGTATAAGGTATCTTAAATACACAGACTTCACCTTCCCCTGTAAACGTGCCTAAATCTGTAATATCCTTTACGGTATCATTTTTTACTTCGATTACCTTGAATCCAATTTTTAGTTTCTTTACATGTGAATATACCCCAATAGCATCAACCTTTCTTGGTGTTTCAGCAACATTATTGAAGTAATAGTAATTATTACCTCTATAAGTCATTAGATTTGTTGGAATGGAAAGAGAATCCATATCTTCAACCAAATTGCAAATATTTTGGCTGATTACCTTTTGTGAGACTACTTTGTCATTTGAATCACCGAACTCTTGGGCAATATCCTCTTTGCTTACCTTCTTGCTGACAAGTTCATCTACTGCCCCCTGAACAGTTGCAGCATCAAGGTTTGATGATGTATTGTTATAGGTTACAGCAGTAGCTACACTGGCGCCACCAGTAGCAGTTACACCTTTGACGAGTTCAGTAATCTGGTCATCACGAGTGTTGAGCTTCGCCATGTTGTTATCCAAGGAAGCGTTCTTGGCATCCTGTGCTGATTTGTTGGCGGCGATCTGACTCTGATTGTTTGCAATCTGTGTGGTATGCTCAGAGACAGTAGTGTCCAATTCGTCGTGCTTAGAGCTTAAAGTGTCATGTCGTGCATTTATATCTTCAATTTCCTTTTGGACGTTCTGCGAGTCCCCCTCAAGGAAGACCTGCTTGGCAGCGGCAATCTTACCCTTCTTGGTGGCGGCATTGAGTTCGTCAGTTAAATTTATACTCATAATATTATCTTGTTTACTTTTACGATATTACTAAATTCCATGTAGCTACGGTGAGAGGATTGGCTGTGCGGTAAGCCTTGAAGGAGCCGAGACTATTAGAGATAGTCTGAGGAGCAGCAAGGGTTACATCGAATCCTGCACTGGTAACACGGTTGATAGAGAGATAGCTTGGTACGACAAGCCATATATAATCATTATCCTTTGTTGTGAGAGAAGGGTTGAACGACACCCCTGTGGCAGACACTTTAGACAGGGCAGTGAGAGCCCTTTCCGTCATTACCGATGCCGGGTCGCCTCCGAAGTAGCAGAGATAGCGAGTAGTGTCAGTGCTCTTGCTCGTCCTGCCCTGTTTAGTGACATAGAACAAGAACTGCTCCTTGCATCCGCTGATAGGAGTGGACACAGAACCCGAAGCCGCAGGCGAGCTGACGAGAGACTCCATGCGAGAGTCGTCGTTAACTTTCTTGAGAATCATGAGAGTGTCGGGAACGAGCGGTGCATTGTCGCAACTGACAGAGAAGTCAACCTTAGACACCATAGCGTTAACATCCGGTGAGACGTTGAATCCGAGAGTGATAGGATAAACCGTGTCGTTCAGTTTTGCAAGATTCTTATCTACATCTTGGATTGTTGTAATCAAATCATCCGGCAATCCTGTTGCTGCATTGATAACCTGTCTCAACTCGGGGTCGAACTTATCAAGCGTCAAGGTATCGGCAGCCAACTTAGGGTTAGTCACCGAGTTGTCAGCCAACTTATCCGTAGTGATGGCGTGCTTGTCAATATCGTCCGTTTTAATCAACGGCACCGTAGTTCCGAGTTTAATATCTTGCTTAAATGTAGGCATATCTGATAAGTTTAGGTTCAGAGGAAGTGAAAATCCGAATAGTAGAAGCCGGTGCGTTTAGCTGCATGCGCAGATGGAAGACCGTAGTGTTCCTGTGCTTCTTGATCGGCACCATAGGAAACTCGCCGTTTCGGTTCTTCTGTCTGATAACCACCTTGCCCGGTGTCTTCAGTTCAATCATGAGATAGAAGTTGCGTTGTTCCGTAATATCGGGAGAGACCCACGCCTTTTCCGTATTGCTGTATGTTGCAGAAATATTCTTCATATCACTTCGCTGTTTGGTTAACGCCCAGCTGCTGCAGGGCAATAGAATACATTTGTGTAGCCTTGGTATCATCATAGGCAGACAGGAGCAGGAAAGCGATATAATAGATGAGGGCATTTCTGAAAGTGTCAGAAATGTTGACCACCTCATTATTGTTTTCGTCCTGAGAGGTCTGTGTAGGCACACCGACATAAGACACTGTGACAATCCTGTCTTCGGGAACCGGCTGAACGAGAAGTTTCAGAGGCGACACACGCATGATAGCCGCAAGCGGTCTGTCGGCAGTCCCCTTAGACGACTCGTCAAACATAAGCAGTTCCTCATCATCAGTATCTTCCATCGGGACGACCCCCTTGTGCCAGCCCCTTGCCCTAACACGGTTGATGTTAAAGACAGCGATGTTGGAAGGCATAGAGATAATGCCTATGTCGGGATAGTTCTCGTACAGCTCCACCGAAATATCAGTAGACACCGACACCGAGCTTGCCGCCTTGGTATCAGAAGACCCCGACAAGACAGACGAAGCCGTGGCAGTGATAGCAATCCAGTGGAGAGCGTCAGGGATTTTTGCCTTTATGATATTATCCATATAGGCATCCTCCTTGTCGTCAATGATGGCAGAAGAGTTGTTCGACTCCTCGTCAACGCACCATCTAACAGCCTTAATTATTTCCTCTACGCTCATGATACCACAGATAAAAAAGGTTACTCGTTAAAATCCGGGAATATAAGCCCAGCCTTAGAAGCATGCTTCATAGCTGTGGCGAGAGTCTTGCACTCCTTATCGAAGCGGTCGTTGATGTACGCAATGACCTCATCAGAAGTGTAAATATCCCTAACCTCTTCCGTCTTCGGCTGTTTAGGAGCGGCAGGAGTAGGAACAGAAACAGAGTTTGTTTCATTCTCACGTTCCGCTTTCTCACCCGGGAACTCCTCCTGTTCGTGTTCTATAACCACCGTTTCCCCCTTAAAGAGCAAGCTATCCTCCAGCAGCTCCTGAAAATAGCGTCCTCTCAGCGTGAGAGTAGGGTATTTGTTGATATTTATATTACCGTCAGTGAAGTTAAAGCGCACCTCATTACCCTGCTTGCCATATAGCAGATAGCTGACATTGTTACGATGAACCCTTGCTTTATATGTTTTAATCATATTCTTATACTTTCTTTTTAAATGGGCAGGACTGAAACATCCTGCCCGTTGATAGCTTATTTATGAAACGCCAGTTACGCAGCCGTATCCTGTCCGGTGTATACAGTCCAAGCGGTGCCTGTGTAGTAGTAGACAGAACCCTTCTCGTAAGTAGTCTCACCAACCTTATAGTCCTGTGTGAGAGCCACCTTCATGCCCTTAGACGGAGTGTCCGGCAGTTTCGGTGCAGAGATGATGGTGCCGAGTGATTCGGTAGCAATCTGTGCAATCTTAGAAGCCGGTCCGACGAGAATAGAGTTGTAGCCACGGAGAGCCACGGAGTCAGCCTCCTGATGGATCCAACGCTTAGCGTCACGCACTTCTCCACCACCCTTCGACATATCGTTGGTCTGTTCCTTCTTTCCAATCTTGACATAACGTCGGGAAGCCTTCGGGTCGAAGATGACCATGAAGTCCGACATACCCAAGAGGTCGAGCGTCTGTGCCCATACGAAATCGATGGAACCGAAAGTGTCCTTGAAACGCTTGAAGGTAAGGTCAAACTCATTATGGTTGATGAAGTCATTCTGATGGCTACCCTCAAGCTTGACGTTCTCAAGACGCTCGATAGCGTTCTTTCCGCAGAATGCGAAGCATCGGTCGTTTTCCGAGAATTCAGTAAACTGGAGCTTAGAGAGAGCGACAAAGTCTCCGAGCGTGTAGGTATCTCCGATAGCATACGTATTGGTGAGCTGATTGATGATACCCTCCGAAGTGTAGACATCCTCAATCTGTCCGTCGCCAGTTTCCGCCTTGAATCGAGACTTGCATCCCAAGAGGTAAGTACGTTCCGCACGAAGGTTGTACTTGATAATAGCGTCAGTTTTGAGGTCAGCCACTGTGATAGGCTGTTCCTTCTTCACCTTCTCGTAGTCGTCGGTAAACACGATGTTCAGAAGTTTCTTCTGTACATACACCTTTTTCTCTCTTGGCTGGAAGTTCTCAGGAGTGATAGTAAGCTGAGACTCCGAAGCCGCCGAAGCCGCAGCGAGCAGTGTAGTACCGACAGGAATAGCAGGACACGTCATATTGTCAAGATTCTCCCTTGTGTCGCCCTCGTTCTTCGGCTGACCATTGACAGCCTGCATGACAGCCTTCTTGCCGTTAGCCTCAATGACGTAGAGCATAAGAGTACCCTCTTTCTTGGTTTTGGAACCCTCCGCATAACCAGCGACACCTGAAGCAATCACCGTAGTACCCTTATAGAAAGGACGGATAGAGCCAGAGAAGTTGGTAGAGTTAATCTCCACAGTATCGCCTGTAGGAATCTCGGTAGTCACCTGTCCGTCGAGCGTCTCACCACCGACACGCTGATGCGAGACCTCCCAGTTCTTGATGTTCACCGTCTTCGCCATCTGACGGACGATAGAAAGGATAGGAGTCTTGAACGGATAGAACTTCACAATCTCGCTATCCCACTCCTTTTCGAGCAGTCCACCTTCACGAAGCTGAGTACTTGAAGCCTGCGAGCCAGTAAGGTCCTGACCATCCTTTCTATCACCAGGGCTAAGACGGTCGCTTGTGTTAGCATCAACAGGCTCCTTAGCGTCAACCGTCTCCTTGGAAGCCGGTTCGGGACCCTCGTCACCAATCTGCGGTTCGAAAGTATCAGCCACAGCCATAACACCGCCGCCAGTCACGACAGCGAGAAGCATCAGAATCATCTTGCAGACGAACTGAGCATAATGGGAAAAAATAATATTCTTCTTCATCTTGTTTTGTATATATATTAAAAAAAATTAGTTACTGCGAATGCCGTCAAAGAAACTCTCCCTCTTGCGTTTCGGTGCAGCCGGAGCATTACCAGCACCACTCGTAGAAAGCGAAGGCGGAATACCCTCAGAGGCAGAAGAGCGGATGTTGTTCTGAATCTTCTCGTTGCGAGCCTTCATAGCCGCTTCCTCACGAGCCGAAGAGATGTCAGAATCATAGTTGTAGGCATTCATGAAAAGTTTCCAAGTGTCGGTGGATATATTTCCATCCTCGGCATCACCGATAACTCCCCACACCTTAGCGTAGAGGTCGTTAGCCTCCTCGTCAGACAATCCGAGCTTATCAAGAGCCTCACGGGACTTCTGCAGATTCTCCATCAGCTCCTCGCTATGTTTCTCCTGTTCCGCAACCTTCTCCTGATATGCGGTAATCTGTTCCGCCACCTTCTTTCCCAGCTCTTCATCTTCGAGAGCCGCCTTGATGTCTATACCCTGCGAAGCCATCCATTCAAACGGGTGCATACCCTTACGTGTGGAGTCGAGTACCATAGCGGCGAGCCACTTGTTACTGTCAAGCATCTTGCTGAGAGCTGCGCCACTCTCCTCGTATTTGCCAAGAGCGTCGGCATCATCATTCATAGCGGCATAGCGAGCCTCCTTATCCTCGAAGTCAACATCAGAATGACGCTTAGCGAACCGCTTGGAAAAAGCCGTTCTGTTAGGTCGTTCATCGACGGTCTCGGCAGGATTAGCCTGCTGTGCAGCCGCTTCATTATCCATTTGCTTTAAATCTGTTTTTGCCATATTCAAATGCGTTAAAACTTTTCGGCAAAGATGCAAATAACCAAAAGGCGAATTGCCGTATTCCAATCACGAACAAAGCGGCGGTTGGAATACGACAAAGAAGGGTTTGTTTCTCCCTATTTTTGCGCATATAATATAACAATGTGTAAGGAAAAATATGGTAAAGTCGAGATTACTGACACTAAGCCGTGTGATGCCTCGTCATAACAGCTACGACTCCGTGAAAGCCCGCAAGAGCCGTCAGGAGCACGGCAGGGACTGGGAGCTACGTTGCCGTTGCTATAACGCATGGAGCAATCTTAGCGGAGTGCGAGAGACGAGGGCGAGAACGATGCGCTACTGCACAGGCGACCAATGGAGCGATACGGTGAGAGTGTACAGCCATGGCTATTGGCAAGAGATGAGCGAACGGGAGTATATGGAGAAGCGGAACCAGACCCCGATGAGCAACAACATAATGGTAAGCATCTTGGAAAGCATAACAGGACTATATGCCAAGCAAGGCACCGAACCTGTATGCTTTGCGAGAGACAACGACTCCCGACAGCTCAGCGACATGATGAGTGCGACGATGCAATGCAACTGGCAGACCACCGAGATGCAAGACATGCTGAACCATGCGATAAAAGACTATCTGCAAGGAGGGCAGATGTTCGTAAGAGAAAGTTGGGAAGACAAAGAGTTAGAGATGCCTGATTCGTGGACCGAGCTGATGGAGCCCGATCACATGTTCTTCGAGTGTGGCAGCGACCCACGGCACAACGATATAAGTCTGATAGGCGTTCTGCATGACGTAAGCCGGGAAGACCTATACAAGAAATTCGCAAGAGCAGAATACAATCTGACGATAGCCGACCTTGACAGCATCTTCGACATAAACCAGACAGACGACAGCAGCGAAGGCTACGAGTTCAACGAAGAGAAGCGACTTGAAAACCTCAGCTTCGACTACTCCAACAAAGGCAGACACTATGCGAGAGTAATCGAAGTGTGGACCACTGAGACCAAGGCAAGACTACAATGTTTCGACCCGATAGCGACGAGCGGCACGAAAGCCTACTTCCGCATAGACATGGACGATACGGCGATGATAGCCAAGCTCCGTAGCGACAACGAGAAGCGCAAGCAGCAGTATGACGAGGCAGGAGTGCCCGAAGACGAGCGAGCATACATCAAGAGCTGGGAGATAGCCGACAAATACTGGTATTACACCTATATGGCACCCGACGGCACGGTGCTATGCCAAGGTGAGACCCCCTATGACTACAAGAGCCATCCGTTTACGATGAAGCTGTATCCATATATCAACGGCGAGATACACCCGTTTATGGCGAACGTGATAGACCAACAGCGGTATATCAACAGACTGATAGTAATGAACGACATGGCGATAAGAAGCAGCTTCAAGGGTTTCAAGATGATACCGACCACCGTGTTGGGCAATATGACCCCGGAGCAGTTTATGGAAAATGCCATAGAATACGACGGATGGATATTCTATACGCCGAAGAAGACCATGCCGAACGTAAGACCAGAGATAATAACCTCGAATGCGGTGAATATCGGCACCAACGAACTACTGCAGATAGAGCTGAATCTGATAAGAGAAGTGAGCAATGTGAGCGGAGCCCTGCAAGGCAAGACCCCCTCGGCAGGAACGTCAGCCGCGCGCTATGCGCAAGAAAGCCAGAACGCAACCACCTCGCTGTACACCATCCTTTCAGACATGGACGTGTTCACAGAGAAGCTTGCCACCAAGAAGTGCATGACGATCCAGCAGTTCTATGAAGATGGCAGGAAGGTATACGACAGGAATTTCAACAAGGTATACAAATACGACAGGTTGTCGGCGAGAGACATACACTTCAAGATAAGCATCAAGAACGCCGCCGCCAGCGCCACCTACAACACCATGCAGAACGACACCCTTGACAAGCTGTTGGAGATGGGCGGCATAAACATCGTGCAGTATCTGCAGAACCTCAATGCCCCATTTGCCGACAAGCTGTTGGCAAGCGTACAGGAGCAGCAGGCGCAGCTGGAACAGATGTATGCACAGCAGCAACAGATGGCGCAGCAGCAAGGCGGAGGACAGGTAGACGAGAATGGCATTGTGCAGGGAGCCGACCAAGGAGCTGTGCAGCAGTTCTTCAATAACAATCAAGCAGCATAAGGTATGGCAGAGACAAGACAGATAACCGTCAAGTATGACGACATAAAGAAGAGGGTGAAGACGCAGATGTCCATAATCGGCAAGAGGCTCACCGACACCCAAGGACACATACTATACACAGGAGTGACCCTATCCTCAGCCGAAGAAAGCGTATTGAAGCAATACACGAAAGATGCCGTATACGTGTTTTCTGGACAGTTATCCCCCCAAGTAGATGCCGTGACAGACACCGAAATCAACGTAGCCTTCCTTATCAAGGATACAAGAATCAACGACTTCAAGGCACAGCTGTTTGAAGATAATTTCAGAAGCTACGTGGCGGCATACGTGGCATACGACATACTGACCATCAACCGGCTCGACATAGCCAAGAAATATGCCGAGGACATGGCGAACCACGTAAATGCAGCCTTACAGCTACTGTGTACGGCAGATGCGCCAGAAGCGAGCGGCAAGACGCTGTCGGACATGAAGGGCGAAGTGATATTAGAAGAGTGAAACGAAAAAGAGAGGAGAAGAAGATATGATAATAAGATTCCAGATAGTGAAGTCGGCAGTGATAGAAGCCGTGAAGAACGCCACCTATATGAAGGCGAGGATAGACAGCGCAGCCGACGAGAAAGCGACAAAGATGAGTCTGCAGGAAACGGCAGGTACTGAAGACGTACACGACAGGACACTAACCCATGACTTCAGGACAGCCCTTGAAGTGGTGAAGACCATCCTTGTAGACTACATAGTGCCAACGGCGCAGACGATAGGCGATAACGTAATCTTCTACAACGAGAAAGACGACGATGTTGTAGACTTCACGCTTGACGTGTCGAGACGTTACAACGGAACGCTCACCGATACCTTGGCGAGGTTGACAGCCAAATACGTAGAAGACTACATGATGTACCAGTGGTGGTTGAAGACCAGCAACCAGAAGCAAGCCGAGCCATACCAAGCCTTTCTTGTGTTTGACGAGCAGAACATAAGACGCTGCTTCGTGCTGAGTGGTCCGAAAGTGCCCACCGTGCCCTACACGCAGAGCTTGACAGCCAAAGTAGACGGCAGCGAAAGCGATGGCGGTGTGACGATAGCTTTGGACGATGAAGACGTGACCCTATCATACACCATAGATGCCGGAGCCATAGACGATATAGAGGCAAGAAGCAGCGACCCGGAGATAATGGAAGTGCACCGAGACCGGGAACCGCACTGTTTCCGTCTGAAAGCAAAGAACACGGGAGTAGTGACCATAACGCTGTTCTCACGGCACAGCGACAATATAGAAACAGAAGTAGAGATAACGATAGCAAAGGAGGTGTGACATGGAATTCAACATACTACATCCCGAACACTACGACAGAGAACGAGGGTGGGAAGACAGCTCCAATCCGTTTGGCGTGCGCAAGAAAGTGGCAGGACATACATATATCGACAAGAGAATTTTCATCTATGCCACGCAGTTGTGGTATGACATAGACGGAACGACCATGATGGTCGGCAGGGCGAGACGAGGCAACCAGACCAATCAGGAAGAAGAGATACCGACGAGCGAGAACGACAGCGAGCGTCCGCTCTTCTACCGGTGGTTTGACAAATACATATCGAAGGCTACGGGCATACTGTCATCATATGTAATGAAACCCGAAGGCAAGGTAAGAGACAACGCCCTGAAAGAATGGGACGAGAAAGAGATATGGCTAAGGATGCCCGACTGCTGGGACGATACCCGTTATGACGCATTAGTGCAGGCAATACACGACTACATATCTACAGGAGCATTGTATGAATATTTCCTGCTGAAGCTGACAAGCCGAGACCCATTGACGGTAGACAAGTACAGTCAGCTTGAAGATGCCGAATTAGAGATAACCGACAATGCCAACGCCATGAAGCCCGGTGGCATGATACACACACTAAAGCCATTCGGATAAGCCATGGGAGATTTTGATGATGTGAAGAGCGTGAGGGAGATAATGCAGGAGAAGAGGGCGAAAGCCAAGACCATACTCCCGGTGAAGAAAAGCGCACAGAAAGAGTTTCTGCGAGACTTCTTGGCAAGAAACCAAGAGAAGTTTGAGAGTTGCATGAACGAGCTTGCGGAATACGACCCGAAGACCTACGTGACGGTATACAAAGACCTCATGAAACACATGATACCAAAGCAGAGCGAGGTGAGCGTGACGCACGGACTGGATGAAGACTTCAAGCAGCTTGCGGCATTGAGCATGACAAAGGTAAAAGAAGGCAACGAACTTGACGTGTCAAGAGTAGAGCAGATACAAGATGCTGATTACGAAGAACTAAACGATTTAGCAAATGGCACACGTGACTGAAAGAGAGATAGAAGATCTCGTGGCAGAGAACAGACGAAGGTACGATGAGATATACGGAACGTATGACCCTTGGACCGGAGAGAACTGTTACGACTTCGAGCATAGGGAGCTGCTGGAACTCCCCGACTTTCTGATTCCGAAGATGTGGGTGCCAAAAGAATGTATGCGTACCCTGCTGTACACTCAGTTGAGACTCGTAGGCAGTCTAAAAGAGTTCATTATACGAGTAATGAAGAAGCCATACGAAGAAGGCGAGTACTACACCAAGAGATACATATCGCTGTTGACCTTCGAGATAATGAAGGTGAGATTTCGGGAAGACCCCGAGTTCGCACTGTATGCCACCGACAAGATAGAAGACAAGGTGTCGGGAGACATGATACCCTTCAAACTGAACTATCCGCAGAGAAAGCTGCTGAAAATCTTTGAAGACCTGCGCACAAGCGGAGCGGCAATACGAGTGGTGATATTGAAAGCAAGACAGTGGGGCGGTTCAACACTGACGCAGCTGTACATAAAATGGATACAGGATTTCCGAAGAGACGGATGGAACGCCATCGTGCTTGCGCAGCAGAAGAACACGGCGAAGAAAATCAAAGCCATGTACAGGAAAGCTTTGGAGCATCAGCCCGGCTGGACAGTAGGATGCAGCGGTGCCAAGCTGCAGTTCTCGCCATACGAGAACAGTCCCGACGACTTCCAAGTGACAGACGGCATAAGAGCCATAAGGCGCAGTACGCTGACCGTGGCATCGTTCGAGAACTTCGATTCAGTGCGAGGCAGCAACTTCCATTGCGCACATTACTCCGAGGTGGCATACTGGAAGAAGACCCCCGAACACGACCCGGAAGGCGTGATTTCGTCCATATCGGGAGGTATAAGAAACCAAGAAGACAACTTGGAGGTGTTTGAGAGCACCGGTAAGGGTAATTCGGGATTCTTCTATGACAAGTGCCAGCTGGCGATGGACGAGAAGAACAACGACGCATACAAGTTCCTCTTCATACCGTGCTTCTTCATAGAGCACGACATGGAAGAAGTGAAGAACGAGAAAGCCTTTGCCCGATGGCTGTTGCAGAACAGGGATAGGACGACCTGCCCGAAAGGTTATCGAGAGACAGGCAAGTTTTTCTGGAAGATGTGGGAAAAGGGAGCGTGCTTCCAAGCAATAGAATGGTACAGAAACTTCCGCAACAAGTTCACGACCCATGCCTTCTGTGCTACCGAGGCACCAGTGGACGAAGAAGACGCTTTCAGAAACTCCGGCAACCTCGTGTTTAATCCATACAGCATAGACGACCTGCAGAAGAAATACAAGAAAGCCCCGATGTATACGGCAGACATAGTGGTGAATACAAGCCACAAGAACGAAGAGACGATAAAGAAATCAAAGATAGAGATAAGGACCGACGGCGAGGGCGACTTGAAGATATGGGCAGTGCCGAACTGCCTGAAGATAGAGAACAGGTATATCGTAAGCGTGGATATAGGCGGCAAGAGTACAACGTCCGACTACACGGTGATGACCGTTATAGACCGCTTCGGTCTGATACCAACGATAAAAGGCAAGCCGAGAGTGGTGGCGAGATACCGGGGACATGTGCGTCACGACAAGTTAGCATGGATGGCGGCAGCCTTGGCGCACTACTATGACGATGCGCTGTTGGTGATAGAGAGCAACACGGCAGACCGCGAGAAGAACAACAACACCGAGGGCGACCACTTCCTGACCATTTTGGAAGAGATAGCGGACTACTACGACAATCTGTATCAGAGGACGAGCAGTTCGGAAGACGTGGGCGAGAACGTGCTGATGAAATACGGTTTCCAGACAAACAAGCTGACGAAGCAGCAGATAATAGACAACTTGGAAGAGTTTGTGGACGATATGCTGTGGGACGAGCCCGACAAGGAGATGTATCACGAGCTGAGAATATACGAGCGCAGGGAAGACGGCAGTCTTGGTAATATCGTTGGCAGCGGCAATCATGACGACGTTCTGATGAGTACCGCGATAGGTCTGTGGGTAAGTCTGTGCGACATGGAGAAGCCGTATTGGAAGAAGAAAGAGAAGACGAGCAGCGGAGGAGACGGAGTACATACCGTTGCTAAGATATAGACGAGTTGACGAGTTGACGAGTAGACAAGTTGACGAGTAGACGAGTAGACAAGGGAAATTTAAAAACAAAAAGATATGGAGAGAAATAGTGAGACGCAGACGCTGAGTTACAGCAAAGGCATGACGAATGTGCCAAGCGACATGCTGTCGAGCGACAGTGAGCTGCAAGAGTCGATAGGTTTCATCCACAAGGACGGAGAGATGAAGCCAGTGCAGGACGCTGTACAGATAGGCAATGTGCCATATAAGATAATGTACGTGCATAAGATGCCGGACTACGAGATGCTGATAGCCTATGACGGTACAGACAAGATACACTGCTATAGCATACAAGGCGTGGATAACATAACGGGCGAGCAAGAGGCAGGCAGCTACAGTTTAGGCGAGACGTACAGCATAAGCAGTGTGGGCAATACCCTTGTGGCTGCGACAAGCAAAGGACTACACTACCTGCTGTTCAAGGGTGGCACATACAAAGACTTAGGTACAGAACTGCCCATACCGACCATGAAGTTCAAGACCTTGGCGACAGAGCTGATAAGCAAGAAGAGAACCGTGTGCGCCTTGAACGAGATAATAGACTACACGAAGATGTGGGCGAAGTATGGCGACAACGGAGACCTGACAGAGATTACAGGATACAACACACCATCAACGCCAGACGCAGAGATATACTACGAATATCACGTGAAGAAGAACAATGCCGATGCGGAGAGCAGCTTCCAAGATGCCGTGAGAGGCAATGTGGCAGAAGGCATAAAGAAGATAAAAGAAGAGAACCACTTCGCCTTTCCTTTCTTCGTGCGTTATGCCCTGCGTCTGTATGACGGCAGCTATGTGAGGATAAGCAATCCTATACTAATCTGCCCTACGATAAACAGGAACTTCCATTTCACGCCAGTCCGATACAATTCAGAGACGAACACCTACGAAGACTGTCCTTACGACGGAACGAACTTCGTGACCAAATTCATGTGGTTTCCGTGGTATTCCGCATTATCCTACTACGCCAGTGTGAGCAATGCGGAAGAGTGGAAAGACATAGTAAAAGACGTGGTGGTGTTCGCTACAGACGAAGTGGAGCCGTTTGACCTGACCGGAGAGTACGAGTTCAGAAGCGCACTGGAGGTAAATGGCAGTTGCTATGCGAACCAAGTGTCAAGGAAAGAAGTGCAGGCGAGTTTGACGGGAGAAGACAAGGAAATAGAATTCAATCATTACTATGATTTCAACATCAATACATACAAGGCAAGACACGTGATAATGCCTGTGAAATACAAGTCGGATGATGAAATAATAGACAATTTACTGGAAAAGACACAGTTCTACAAGCTGTTCAGCCTGAGCATAGAAAAAGGCGAGGCAAGCGGCGTGACCTACAAGGAAGCCCCGATAAAGCAACACGTGGTAGAGAATCTGACAGAGCAGGAGCAGTTGGAGAGAGACGACTACTACGGCTGGACAAAGACCTTTGCGAAAAAGATATTCCCCTACAACAAGAGGATAAACCTGATAGGCATAGAAAGGAAGCCATTCGGCGGTTTCGGTTATTTCATGCCGATAACGTCGGTACTGTCGAGTCCGGAAGTGGAATCCTCCTCGGCAGATGCGGCAGAATACGAGGTGTATACCCATATAGTATCGGAGAGCATGGACGCGTGGGTGAAGTCGGAACATACCTATACGGCACTGCCGGAGATGCTGAACGGCTGGATGTACTATCCCGATCCACATGCCACAGAGATGAGAGTGGTGAAGAAAGGAACGTCGATGGGCGTATCGCTGAAGCTGAGGGCCCACCCGATGCTGAACGGAGCATACAGCTTCGGCAGTCTGCCGTTTCCGAGAGTGAGCCAAGCCGAATACACATGGCAGATGCTCATACTGCCGAGATTAGACGAGACGGCAAGAGATGTGTTTGATTCCAACGTGTACACCTCAGAAGTGAACAATCCGTTCGTCTTTGCAGCATCGGGCGACAACCAAGTAGGAACGGGAAAAGTGTTAGGGATAATAGCCAATACAGAAGCCGTGAGCCAAGGACAGTTTGGACAATATCCGCTGATAGTGTTCACGAATGAGGGTATCTACGGATTGTCGGTAAGTACAGACGGGCTATACAAGAGTTCATACCCGGTATCGAGAGAGGCATGCGATGAGGATTCGCCCTTGGTACCGACAGACAACATGGTAGTCTTTGTGTCGAAGAAAGGTCTGATGGCTACGACAGGCGGACAGGTGGCGTGTCTGAGTGGAGTGCTGAACGGACGTGCTGCAGAGAACTTCGTGACGTTAGGAGACGGGAGGTTCCGGGATTATGTGAAAGGCAGTCTGATAGCCTATGACTTCAGAGATTCGCTGCTGAGGATATACGGCAAGGGCAAGACCTACCAATACATATATAATATAGGAGACAAGACCTTTGCAATGGCGGACAACGGCATGGAGGCTCAGGCAGTGGTGAACAACTATCCAGACAACCTTATACAAGACATCAAGGGCAACATATATTCGTTGACGAGGAAGCCCGACATCAATGACGACGAGAGAGAGTATGAGGGAAAGATAGTGACAAGACCGCTAAAACTTGGCGGTTCGCTGACGCTGAAAAGTCTGCGGAAGATAAAGCACCTTATGGACACCCGGCAGGGAACGGTAGAGCTGGAGATATGGGCAAGCAACAACGCAAGAGAGTGGTGCCAGCTGCATAGTCTGAAAGGCAAGCCTTGGACCTACTTTGTGTTTAAATACACGTTGAGAGGCTTCAAGGCTAACGATTCCTTTTCCGGAACAGTGGTGAGAGTGCAGAAAAGGCGGCTCATCGGGATGTGATGGGAGCTTTCAGTCCCCACAGATAGCCAATCCAAAAGCAGTAGAGATGAAGAAGGGCATTGATGTTGGGGAAGAACATGGTGAGGAGGATGAAGGGCATGACCGTTTTTGCGGCATCCTTCAACCTGCCGACCCTTCCCCACATGATGCCGAAAGCGGCGAAGAGGAATCCCGACAGTCCCATGGTGGGTTCGTTGACCCACGTAGGGAGGAAGCTGGCGAGAGCTGCAATGATGAAAGCAGGCAGGACAGAAATCCTGTTTTTGATGCTCCACAACGCCAAGAGATTAATGGCGAGGTGGAAGATGTTGGCATGAAAGAAGCTGTATACAAAATGGTTGACGAGAGGACCGCCGTGACAGAAACCTATATGCCAGAAAGCACAAAGGAGACAGACGACGCTAAGCGTTATTTTTAGCGGCAAGTTTCTTTCTCCGTATATCCATTTCACGGTAGTCTTTACCATATTTCTTATAGTAACAGAAGATAAACTTAAGATTCTTGGGCTGCATGAAGAACTCGGGAGCCGGTTCACAGACAAGGAACTGCGTGACGAAACGCAAGGACTTACCGATAAACTGCTTACGCTGCGAGAACTCAATGTATTTCTTGTAGAGAGAATAATAAAGCCTTTGTTTTGGCGGTTTCATACGGTCAACGACAGAGAAGTCTCCGACGATCATGTGTCGCAGTTTCTCCCACGCCTGTTGTGCTGAGATATAATAACGAGGAGCCGGAGAAGATACGACCTTCTCCCATGCTTCCTTTTGTGAGTGGCAATGAGGAGCCACCATCCTGTAGACTTTCAAGAGGTCTTCTCTTTGTCTGACAATCAATTCATAGTTCGCTTTGGTCATTCAGTGTGGTATAATTAAGATGCGACAAATATACGAAATAAATTGAATATGAGCAAGTAGGAGACGTGTAAGTTTAAAAAAATAAAATAAAACAGCCTACGAATAACAATGTGGCATAAAAAACGCTATATTTGCGGTAAATTATAACAACGCAAAAAGGAATCGACTAAAATATAATATATACGCTTATGGAAAAAATGGAAGAAAATCCGCTGTCAGAAGAAGACCGACAACGGATAATAGACGGTTTGATGAACAGGAAGATATGGCGGTACTACAAGGTGGTGTCGAAGTGGGCACCCATGCTGATGATGCTCGGTCACTGGTACGGCGTGTGGGACTACGGGTATTATCCGAGGGCTATGATATTGGACACGGAGGTGAACGGCAACTGCATCATCTGGATATACGTGTTGGCATACGTGTATATGCCGTTGACAATGATACCCGTGAGTTACTTTTTCCGTTACTGCTGGATATACAGAATACCGTTCTTCTACTTTTTCGGTATCAATGCGATACGGCTTTATTACCGACACTGGCTGATAACTCCGGAACAGCTGGAGATGCACCATGTGTTTATTATATTCACTTTAATACTATACGCCTATGGATTTATCAAAATCGCTCTTACACGTGGCTGGTTCAGCCTACAGAATGCTGCAAGATGGAGAATGCGGCTTTACAGAAGAGGAAGAAGAAATCGTGAGAAGGAATCTACTGAACTGGATGGATAACAGGCACCACTATGACGAGAAGACCGGCAGAGCCTGTATAGCCAACATCTACTACTTCAAGGACGATACGCATAAGGAGTATGCGCCCTATTTCGACCATGAGGAGATGATGGAAGAATACGGGAGGCTGCGAGACGAGCTGTTCGGGTATACGTACTGGGACTTTGCCGTGACGCTGAACGTGATGTTCAGCAACCATCATGAGACCTTGAAAAAGGTGTCGAAGAAAGGAGAAGAGCTGCTGAGAATGACAGGCAGGATGGCGGTAAACTTTCTCAACGACGAGGACACGGGACACCCTACGGACAAAATATGGTGGTACATGAATAGCTAAATTGGAACACTGCAAAAGGGACGTATGGAGAGATATATCTTTGTCACAGAAATTAAAAAATTTGATGACATAAAAAAATGATGACAGAGATAGTACATACACTACTGGAAGAGCACCTATACAGGGCGGCATTGATAATAGCCATCTGTATGGGTGCTATTATTATAGCCATGTTTGCCGACCTCGTGTCGGGTGTGAAGAAAGCGATAGAGAACGGCGAGGCAACGACATCAACCGGGTTCAAGAAGACGTGTGACAAGGCGAGGAAGTATTTTACGCCGTTCTTGGCTGTGATGTGTGTAGACGTTATAGCGTGTATCATCATCCCTGTGCCTGTGTTCAGCATGATATGGGCAGGATATGTGTGCTTCTGCGAGTTCAAGAGCGTAAGAGAGAAGTCGTGGGAGAAGGCAGAGATAAGGAAACAGGAACGGACGCTGAGCATACTGCTTGAAAACAAGGACGACATAGCGAAAACGATAGCGGACCTTATAAAGGAGAACCAAAAGGAGGAGAAATGATGAGAAAGATAGAGAGGATATTTGTACATTGTACGGCAAGTGCGCAGTCGTGGGGAGTAAAGGAGCTGTGGGCTGAGTTCAAGCAGAAGGGCTGGAAGAATCCGGGTTATCACTATGTGGTGACGAAGGATGGAGCGATACATCAGATGTTGCCCGTGGAAGAGGTGTCGAACGGTGTGCAGGGTTATAACAGCACGGCGATAAACGTGGCGTATGTGGGCGGCATATACAAGGCGAACAACACGTTCGGCAAGGTGGTATGGAAGCCTACGGACAACAGAACTGCTGAGCAGAGGATGTCGTTGCGGAAGCTGCTGACGATACTGAAGAAGAAATATCCGGATGCGAAGATAATGGGACACAGAAGCATCTGGGGAGAGGATGAGCCTGACAGATGGAAGAAGAGCTGTCCCTGCTTTGATGCGGTTGAGGAATACAAGAATATAAAGGCGTAGGTTATGGAAGATTTCGATATGGACGAAATGCTGCGGAAGCTGTTGACTGCATTCTTGGCATTTATCATGGCGGTGGCGATATGTGGCATTATCGGTGCGCTGGCAGGCTGCAAGAGTGTGGAGTATGTGAAGGTGCCGGAATATCATACGGAGTACATGACTAAGACTGACTCTTTCGTGAAGAGGGACAGCGTGTACTTCAAAGACTCGATATATGTGGTTCAGCGAGGCGACACCTTATATTATAATAAGGTGGTGTATAGAGACAGGTTCCGCAACGTGTATAAGACAAGGACGGACACGGTGGTACGGCAGGATTCGATAAGAGTGCCATATCCGGCGGAGCGGACGCTGACGAAGACGGAGCGTTGGCTAATGGGGGTTGGCAAATGGGCTATGGTGCTGCTGTGTGCGGTGGTGGTTGTTGCGGTGGTCCGTGTGATATGGTGGTATAGGAACAAAAGATGTTGAGGCTATGGGTGTCGTGTCGGATGAATTGAAGATGATAGATGCTCTGCTGATGGAGTTTCACGAGCGGATCCAGAGCGGCAGGTGCTTGACGAACAGGGAGCAGAACAGGATGATGTTGAGTTTTCTGCACCAGATAGCCAACAAGGACGAGCCGAAGAGCAAGACACAGGCTTGCGAGTATGTGAGGGTGTCGAGGGCTACGTTTGATAGGCTTGTGGCATGTGGCAAGATGCCGAAAGGAAAGAAGATAAAGGGTTTTACGGAATTGGTTTGGTATGAAAAGGATTTGGATAAATATATAGACAGGTTGTTAGTAAATGTTTAAATTTGCGTTTTTCATTGTTATTTTGGTTTTAAAGTGGAAATCCCCACTCGGCGAAGTGTCGGGTGGGGATGCTTTTTATTTCATTCTCTTCATACACTACTTCTTTTTGCCTAACCATTCCATTATGTGACGATAGGTATCGTCTTTGTATGTTCTTAATGTTACATCAAAATTGCCGTCTTTGAAGTAATCAGATAAATCACCACGCCAATAACCATTTATTAGATTTTCCCGAATCGTGCTTGCCGTTTCTTCAATACAACGTTTGATGAGCTTCTGTTGCTTCACATTCTTGTTGTAATGAAAGAGTGAATACGATGCTCTTTTGAGCCATTTCCACCACTTTGATGTGAACTTCTTTACTTCTATCTTTTCAGGAAGTACCTCTCTTTTTGTGTGCATATCAATGAGCTTGTTATACTCTTCTATGCTAATTGTTATTTTAGGAAGCAAACCCTTTGCTAAGAAGTTTGCTCTTTCTAATTTATCTATATCCATATTACTACTTTTTATATCCTTTGCAGGATGGTTAATCAATCAATTTTGCTCCAAGATAGTCATAAAAAGATTCATCATGACCTTCTGGAATGAAATCTTTATGCCATAAATCATAAGGGTCTGTAGCGCAGCCTCTATGGTCTATGTAAGGATAATATACAATGTGTATTCCGTCATACACATTTTCTTTATATTTTACTTCCCATTTCATGTTTTGTCTCCTTTATAAGGATGGTTAGTTACTCTACTTCTGCTGTCTTCCAATCTGGGTAGCCACCTAAATCTTTTTCTTCACCACAATTCATTTCCAGCCAGTCTATTAGGCTATCCTTTACTTCTTCTCTGTCTTCTGAGTCGTCATATGATTCAATGACAACTGTAAATTTGTATTTCATATTACTATTTTTTTGTGCCCGAAGGCTGTTAAACACCCAACATTCTATCAATAAATCTTTTCACAATTTCCACTGCCCTATACTCTTCTACTCTTATCCTTTTTTCGTATCTGTTACAAAGCAAGTTCAATGAACCTCTAAGATTTATTAAATCTTCTTCAGCAAGCTTATCATTATTCATACCTACACCTCCATTTCAGAAATTAGATTTAGACCAAAGAAAAGGTGCTGTAAGTCTGAAACGCTTTCTACGTCTCTTAACCATACAATAGCATCATTTACTACTTTATAGGCTGAGTAACCATCAATCTTTTCACATAGTCTTATATGATAGTTATCATTAATATAATCACCTTTTTCTTCTCTCCATCCATTCTTCTCTAAAATATCAGGAGTAAGACTTACTGGCTTTATCTCATCAACACCAACAAAGCAATACACCAATCCTTCTTCGAGGCAAGACAAATCAAAGTGGATTCCATCCCTTGGCTCTTTGACAACCATGATTTTGTTGTCATACATAACAATATCACCGATAATATATTCCTGTTTCATACGCTTTACTTTTTATCAAGATTAAACCAAAACTCGCCATTTTCATCCTTTTCAAGAAAGGTCATTATCTTTGAGAACAACTTGACATTAAATGGGCAATATGTTGTTACTTCATACTCACCTTTTGCAACCTTTCTCATTCTATAAGACTGGCTTTTGAACTCCTTCTTCTGCTTTCTGTTCTTCGGCTTCACTCTTATTGTTGACTTGACGTACATCACTTCGTCTTTATTAGATATGCCTACGACAAGGATAGTTTTTCCACACGTAGCAGTTACTTCTTTAGTCAATTCACTCATACGCTTTACTTGAAAAATTAAAACAAGAAATTTTTGGGCTCACGATACTTTTTATGTTCCGCTATCAATAGGAACTGCTGTTGTAGGTTTTGCCTATTGGCTATTGGTGGGGTCTAATTTTTTGCCACACGTGCCAAGATATTATATTATCTTGCTCAGCTACACCCAAACAACTTCTTGTTATGGTTTTATTCACTTTTTAAGTTTCTTACAATACTTTCCGTCACACCAGCTTTGTCTGCCTTGTGTGTATGCGCAATTTGCGCAGATTTGCTCATTGGTTTGCTCCATATTTAGTGTTCCTTGTAAATTACTGTAGAATCTACTGGGGTTTTACCCTCGTAGGTTATACGTAGTTCTGTTTTTCCTCTGTAAACGTCCATGGCTGATGGACAGGTATCACCATTACTGTAACCTAAAATATTAAGTTCTCCTGCTGTATAAAGGATTAAAGCTATTATCGGTTTTATACCCTTTTCCCCTCTATTTGCACAGATGAATAATAACACTATGGCTACGACCATAAATAGTATTCCAAAAACAAGGAAGACAATCATTTCTCACCTCCTTTCGGTAAAATGTCTTCAAGGTAGCACCATTTGAAGTCAGCCCCAGCCCACTCGCAGAACCAGTCCCATTGTATTTTTTTATCAAAATTACCGAGGTCTATATCAGTTCTGGTATTGAAGAGAGTATAGCCGCCTACGGTGTTGTGGCATTCCAAGCCTTTGATAAGGATGGTTTTCCCGGATTCGGGCATTCCATCGTCGGTGTGCCAGAGGTTCTTCAAAAACTCACTGATAGCCCAGTGAGCACCATCAATGAATGCAGCATCAGCATTTTTATATGTTACAGAAAATCCATTACCGCCCAATTTCTTGTTTAACTTTTCGCAAGCAATCTGAGTTTTCTTTTCATAAGCACGTGCAGCTTCTTCTATTTTCTTATCGTCAACCATTGGCTTTTGTTATTTAGTTATTTCGATTTTCATTTTCACTTTATTCTCACACAGTTCGTTCATTGCCTGCTCTATTGTGGAGTAGAGTAGCTTGCCGAGTTGGAAACAGACATTGTCCTTGGAATTACTGTTGTTGTCCATGTGGGTGTTCTCGAATACTTCAAAGTATTCTTCTGCCCTTACGGTCATGCCGTTGTCGGCAGCTTCGATGATAAATTCTTCAGTCATACTCATAATTATTTTGTTTGTTTTTCTTTTTCTTCGTCTGCAAGTATGCTCTCAACATACCTCACAACTCTTTCGTATTCTCTACCTGACTTCTCGCTATCGGCATAGGCTTTCTTTATCAATTCTTCGCCTGTGCCATAAAAGCAGCCTACTCTCCACATGTTGTTTGAATGAGTCCATGTGAAATACCGTTCACTACTCCAAAAATTCTTGAAAACAATGTAATCTGCTTTACTATAAACTTTTGCATCACCATAAATATCAGCATTTCCATAAACATCAATACGACCAAAGATATTTGCCTTTCCATGAACAACAGCGTTTCCATAAATCCAACCATAATCATAAATGTTTGCTTCACCATATATTTGAGCATTTTGGTAAACTCTTGCATTACCATGGACTGTTGCATTATCACAGACATTTGCATAGCAATAAATCTTTGCGTCTCCATAAACAGCAGCATGTCCACAGACATTTGAATTATCAAATACTCTTGCGTTTTCATATATAACAGCATTGCCGTAAACTCTTGCATTATTACTTATACGAGCATTACCATAAATACCAGCATTATTAAATACCATTGCATTGTTACGAACTTTTGCATTTTCATAAACTACAGCATTATCAAAAATCCATGCGTTATTATATATTTCTGCATTTCCATAAACCATTGCCTTTCCACAAACTTTTGCATTATCAAAAACCCATGATGTACCATCTTGTGAAAGGTTTTCTTCGCTTTCTATCCAACCCCCAAATTCACCAGCTTTGACATAGCCAAAATCTTTTAATGCTCTAATTCTATGTAGTACAAGACCATCACGTGTTATAACTTCAGATGTTAATTCATATTTTTTCATAATTTCCTGCCCTTTCTTCTTTTATTAAGTTTATTATACTTAGCTTTAGCAGCTCTACGTTCATGCCTATTCATAGGTATAACAGGAGTTTCATAGCGCTCCATCATTTCATATCTACGTGTTTGAATATCATCATCTAATTGTTGATTAGATGCAATATCCTTTAGTGCTCTACTAACATCATCTATAGTTATATTAGTAGATATAAAGCTATCATTCTGTGGCATTTGTCTTACTTTTGTTATTCTATTTCCTGTTCTTTAAGTTCGTTAAAATCTTCTTCTGACTGACATTCGTAGATGATTGTCGGGATTATGTATCCAAAAGCTATATCGCGCATGGATTGAAGAATTACACTCCTATCATAGAGGATGCTATCTACCATATCTAAGCGTGCATCTGACAGTCTTCCGAGCTTGTGCAGCTTGTTTGCGTTTCTGACAAGAAAGAGTCGTGTCAACTCCTCTTCGTTCTTAATGTTGGATGCGTAGATGACAAAGTGCTTCTTTGTCAGCACGTCCCATATTGCTTTAATTCTTTCCTTGATGTTCATAATTTTATTCCTTTTTTTGCTTTGACAAGGCAGTGTTAATTCTACTGTCTTAATGTTAGTAATATCTTTTAATCACTACATTCCATTTATCTTTTGGAAAAACCCGACGGATAGTTTTGATACATTTATTAAGTTCATCGAGTGAGCAAAACGCATCAACCATGTCTCCTTCTTTGTTCCATCTCCATCTTCCAGTGTCTGCTGCTTCCTCTTTTGTAAGAGGTCTAAGTATACTCGCATTGAAGCTCAGAAACTCATTAGGAACTTCTATGCCACCAAGAAACCCTGCTACAGTTCTGTTTCCGCTTCTGTTTTCCACAGGAATATCAATGGTGCAATAATAATGCTGTGCCCCGCCACAATAACCAACAAAAGAAGTTATACGAAACGCTACATCACGCTTCCGCTCAGTATAAATACCTTTTGTAGTGTATTGTACTCCATCAAGACTAAAGGAGAAACCTTCTCCTATTGTATTAGGAATAGGAGCTTCCATTTCTGTTATATCAGCTCCACGTTCCACTCGTATCATTTCTTTCCAATTCATGTTTCCTTGTCTTTGTTCCCTCCCGATAGCCCACAGAAGATGAACGCTGCGAGGAGGTAGAGGGTTAATATTAGGATTGTCATAATCAGTCCTCCTTATATGGTTCGGTTGTACCGAGAAGATGCTTGGTCTTCTCGTTGTAAGGGATGCAATATTTGAACGTCCCTGATGTTGTCGCATAAGGAAAGAGAGTACTGTTATTTTTATACCCCCAAAAGGAAGGGCGCCAAACTTCGGTTTTGGTGTCTCGTATAAGAACCTTGTCGAATGGTTGTAGTTTAATCTTCTGTTTTGAGTCCACAATACAAGCTTTACATGCTTCTACGAGTTCGTCAAAGTCAGACTCTGACGGAGTACTTTCTATCTCCAATGTTTCGCGATTTAACTTGATTCCAAACTTTTTCTCAAGTACTTCAAAATAATCTTTAATATTATCATCGTCATCTATTTTTCTAAAGTAACGAGTATAATGGTTCTTCGTGAAATTTCTCAAATCACCATTATCATAAATACTAAGGCTATAGAATCCTTGGAATTGCGTGTAATCTTCTTCTGTGAATTTATCAAATATAATTCGCCTGCCTGCTCCTATCAGCAGATCACCTTTCTTCCACGCAAATTTTGACCAATCGAGCATATCCTTTGAGGGGAAGAGCATTCTTTCACCATTTCCACTGTCTGAGGTTGCCAATTTCCCATCTTCTGTAAAACACCAAGAAACGTGTGATGCGCTCGCGGTTGTTATTACGGTTTTCCCTAAAGGATTCTTTATTACGTCTATTAATGATACAGCTCCGAGGATAGGGGTCCACAGCTTCGTACCTTGGGGCTTTTCTTTCAGTATTTCTGCGATATTTATCATAATTGTTATTTTTTTAGTTTCTCATTAAATGTACTTTTGTTATCTTATGCATAGCGTTGGGCTGTACTTTGTTAAGTTCGGCTACAAGTTCTCGTTCGTAGTCGGCGTGGGTATACCACCGTTTAAGGCGGAGAGTGACTTCCGCCCGAATCCGACTGCCATCATCGAAAGTGAGGATAGCGTGACGGGATAACATAAAATTTTGCATGATGTTCTGTTTTTATGATTTTTCTTTGTTTGGGGGATAGAGTTCTTCGTTGACGTTGCGGAGAGAGACGGACTGGATGGTGTGGGTTTTAGGGTCTAAGCCGTGCTTTTGGCAATAGAGTACCCACGCATCGTAGCCGTGAGGTTTTTTCTTCTCTTCCTCCCTTTTCTTTTCCTCCTCCATCTGCTTGCGTCTTATTTCCGCTTCGCCCCTTGCTGCGAGAAGGTCTTTCTCGAAGTCTATGAGAGACATCATTATATCTTGCGGATTGATGGAGCCACCGTTGTAGAGCTTGCGGTATTCCCCATTGGAGAAGCAGACAAAGAAGTAGTCGAGTTCGGCAGGGGTGAAGTAGAAGAACTTGTCGCAGATGCGCCGTGCGAGAGTGGTGACTTGATAACTGGTAACATTACCGTAGGCACCGAGATAGCTGAACACCTCAATGAGGTGAGCCTTGACCCACGTGGTGAGTTCCTTGGGCTTCTGCTTCCGCACGACGCTGATAGGAGGATTGCCACGGCAGACCGCTTCGGCGAAAGACGTCGGCGAGACGTAGGAAGAATCAGTCTGCGTTAAGGATGCTTGCTGTTTTTTCTGCAAGGCTTTGTAATCGTTGTTGCTCATCGTTGCGTTTGAAAATGATTTCGTCGTTCCAACATTCCCCGTTGAGATAGGTGAGAGGATGCTTGCGAAAAACCTTGTCGGGAGTAGCCCGGACATAGGCAGGGGTAGCTTTCATGCACGCTATCTTGTCGAAGGAAGAAAGCCTGTTCCATCGGGCTTCCGCTTTCTTCCGTCCGCATTTCTTGTCGTAGGCGTTCCACCACTCATCGAAAGAGGGGGCGGAGAGAATGGAGGGTGCAGGAGAGAACACGTCAGCCTGTATGTAGTACTTGCCGGTGATGGCATATCGTGCTCCGTTGACGAACGCATCCTGCAAGTCTTCTCTGTCGGGAGCGTACTCCTTAGCCTTGGCTGAGATTTCCTTTAGAGATTTCATAGGCACAGAGATTTAAATCCATCCGTCGGCAGATTCCAGTTCCTTCATGCAGTAAGTCAGTCCCACCTTGTCGTCGATGGCAGGAATCTCGGTGCCGTTCATACGTGCGTAGTCGAGGAAGTTGCGTATGACGGAAGATGCTTCGGCTGTGGTGAGAGCAGAGAGCGGTTTAAAGACAGGTGCGCCACGTTTGTCTTTCTTCTCCGTATAGAACGGTACCGGGCAGACATGGAGCTGGACGTTGTGGAGAGTGTCGTAGAACGTCTCTCCATTTTTCCATGCGAAGTAGCTGATCATGAAGTGGATATAACGCTGCTGTCTGTCGGTCTGTACGGGGTGGAACTTTCGGATTTCGATAATCTGTTTATTCTCACGGTAGCGTTCTATGTCCTTGAACACTTTAAGGTAGTCGTTGGGATGATTGAGATTGTATAGTGCCATAATGAATTAAGATAAGTTAAACGTTACTGATTTTTCGGCGAAGAAGGTGGCGACGCCAAGAGCCTGCTGAAACTCGTCAATGGCATCCGGCTTGTTGAGGTGTCTTTCGGAGCCATGTATGAGGATTATACGTCGAGCTGTTTTGTCGGCTTGGCATTGGTGCATGAAGCTGATGGCATGGGAGAGGCTCATGTGGGAGAGCCTTATGCGGTCGGCTTGGCTTCGGGGAGTCTTGCCCGAAGAGACTGCCGAATCAAGAAGCCTGTCGTCATAGTTGCACTCGCACATATAGGTAGAGCAGCCACGTATGACGTGATCCATTGTGAAGGCATCCGTGAAGAAATAGAGAGACCCCATTTCGGAATGGTGGATGAGGAACGAGAGACAAGGCACATCGTGAACGACAGAGATGGGAGCCACGGAGAAATCTCCAAGATAATAAGTCTTGCCGGAATTGAGGGGGGCTACCTCGGGGATGAGGCTTGTCACATCATATGTAGAATAGGCAGGGATGCCAGCCCGAAGGAAGTCCTTGATATATTTGCAATGGTCGCCATGCGAATGAGACACGATGACACCCACGCAGTCGGCGGTATGAAGCTTGGCAAAAGTCTTGACCTCCTTCAATGGTCGCCCTGCTTCGATACAGAGCTGCTGACCATCGGAGGAAGTAAGGACGTAGGAATTGCCGAGGGAATTGCTGTTCACTACGGTAAGCTTCATAATGTCAATCCAATTTAAACGGGTTGTCCTGCGGTGCTTCTTCGGCAACAGGGACGGACTCGGTGGTGTCGGTCGGCTCCTGCTGCATCTCGCCAGTCTGGGAGTCAACCACGATAACCTCTTTAGGCTGAGCAAACTCCTCGTCACGAGTAGCCGAGGAATCCTGCATCTCGTCTTCGCCCATTGCGGAAATCATCTCGATGGAGAGATAGCCATACTTGGAAAGGAGTCGGCGAAGAACCGTCTTGGTTCCCATAGAGATGAAATCGCCTTCCCATCCTACCTTTCCTGTAGAGCCGTTGACGGCTTGCGAGTTGGCGAGGTCGCAGAGGTCGTCAACCGTAGGCAGCGGATTGTCGGGAGTAGTCTTGCGTTTGAAGGACGGAGAGAATTTGAGGGCATAAGCCGCCATGTCCTGCAATGACATATAGAGCGTCTTGGTGAAGCCGTTTGTAGTCTCGAAGTGGGCGAAGAAACCCTCAATCTTGTCGCTGAACTTATTGCCCGACAAGTCAATCATGCCGGAGAGCTTGTCTTTGCCGACCAGTTCGCCCTCATATACGACATCAGCATTGATGTTGCGATACTGCCCGGTGCGCATAGCCATCTGGATGTAACCACGGTAGCCGATAGTGAGAGTAGGAGTAGGCACCTTACGGCGGCTGACCTTATCCCAGTTGTTGAAAACCACTATGTAGGCATAACCGAGCTGCTTGTTGAGCGGTAGTTTGAGCGTTGCCGCCTTGATAGCCTCCTGAATGACCTTGTTAGGGTCGCAAGCCTGCAGCTGCGTATCGTTGGAGACGATTTCGACAAGAGACGTGGCGAAGGTGCCGGAGTTCTTGCCGAGGACATTCTTCAGTTGGGTCTGTACGTAGTTGCCGTTCACTTTGCTGTTGAAAGTGATGATGCTCTGCTGAGCAGGCGTGAGTTTGTTGGTCTTTGTTATTTCAGACATATTAAAAATGAATTTTTATTTAGTTAAACAATCAATTAATCTCCATAGTAGCTGAAAGTAAGTTTGTCGACGTTGCTCACGTAGAGTCTGATTTGCTGACTACCGAAAGAGAGCGGCGAAAGGTTGGACTCACATTCGTCAAGAATCATAGGTACGGAGAGGTCGTAGTATTTGGCGAAGGTGTGGGCGATGTCGATGCCTGCATTGATGCGTGCAGCCGTGTTGAGCTGGCTGTAAGGCACACCTTGATGATAGCACTCGCAGAAGGGCTTTTTCTCGCCATCGAGATTACTCTTGAAGAGCGACCACTGCACGAAGGAGAAAAATCCGTTGACAGATTCCTCAATGATGGAGCAGGAACGCTGATTGTATTCAGATGTGATGTCAAGCTGCGTGTCGAGTTTGTCGAGCTGTTTCTGATAGGTTTTCTTGTCGTTCTCGACCTCTTCAATCTTGGCGTTTATGCGGTCGAAAGATTCTTTCTTGGCAAGACGAGAGGAGAGAGTATTAATCTCGGCTGTGAGCGAGAACTTCTTGGCAAGGAGTTCGTTAAGCATATTCTGCTGTTCAGAACTGGGTTCAGAAGGCTTGGAGAGTTCATCTTCAAGGCGTTTGAGTTCGGCAGCGGCTTGGGAATAGTTTTCGTTAGCCTGCAGAATCTCCTCATAGGAGCGTGGCTTTTCCTTCTCCACCTCTTTCAGCCGGGGTTCGGCATCGTTGAGAGCCTTGTGAGCCTTGGTGAGCAGCTTGGTGGTGGAAGAGCGTTCTTCGTTCAGATTGTCGAGCAGGTCCTTACACTCCTTATGTTCAGCCTTAATCTCGTCAGCCCGAGCCAAGAGAGCTTTCAGCTGTTCTGCTTTGTCAAGATTGAAACGCTGTTCAGATTCGGCTTTAAGGCGGTTGATTTCGGCAAGCGGGAGAGCCTGTCCGCAATAACGGCAGATGCCATCCTTGGTTTTCCATGACCACGACTCGTTGTTAATCTCCTGATACTGTGCGCCAGCCTGCTTGATGTCCTCCTTCTGCTGCTGCAGTTGTGCGTTGAGCTGAATTTCGGACTCGGTGAAGCCCTGCATCTTGGCTTTCAGTTCGTCAACGACAGACTGCGCCTGTGACTTCTCCTTACGTGCGTTGATAAGGTCGGAATCATGTTTCGTGCGTTCATCAACGGAGATATTTCTTGCGCTTTTCTCCATCTCATCAATGCGCTTGTGCTGAAATTCGATACGCTTGCGAAGGCTATCGTTACGCACTTGGTCCACCGCTCCGTTTTGGATTGCGTTAATCTGTTCGGAGATAGAATCAGCCTGTGAATTTTTCTCCTTCAATTCAGTCGAGAGACCGTCCCAATCTTCTGCTTCGACCTGTACGGCATTGAGTTCCCGGAGACGGACGGGGATGTTGTCGAGCTGCTTCTGAATCTCGGTGCGCTTATATTTAATATGATGAAGAAACTGGTCAATGCTTTCCTTTTTGAGTGCTTCTACAACGAAGTCGTATTTTGCGGAGCCTTGCGTTATAGTCGTAACAGGTATTTCCGGGATAAGTTGCTCAAGGAATTTTCGCTGTTTGTCCCACGGAAGCTGAGCGAAGAACGTTGGAGAGCTTGCGATACGAAAGGTTATCTCCGGGCAGATGGCTTCGACAGCCTTCTTGTAGTCGCTTGCGGTGTAGATTTCGCCGTTGACGAAATACTTATAATTGTTCTTGCACTCCTTGTCTTTCCATGAATCGAGGAGGGTACGCTTGAATGTGGTGGACTCGCCATCAACGGAGACGGTGAGTTCTGCGGAGTGTTCGATTTCGGGGATGATGTTGTGGTCTTTGTCGTAGGTCTTGATGTTTAGGGCATTGCCCTTTGCGTCAGTGCCGTAGAGGACGTAGACGATGGCGTTGGCGAGAGTGCTCTTGCCTATGCCGTTGCGTCCGCTGATGTTTACTATGTTTCTGTCCAAGCGGTATTCTGCATTGCTGATGCCGCAGAAGTTAAGGAGCTTGATGTTTTGGAATGTTATTGTCTTCATTGCTTTTTTGCTTTTTTAGTTCCTCATAATGGATTTCGAGAGCCTTGGCTGCGCTGTATGCGAAGAGGTCACTGTTGCGCATGGCTTGCAGGAGAAGTTTTTCCATATCCTCTTGTGGGGCATGGAGCCAAGAGTATGCTTCGGAGCGGTTGGCGTCGCCCATGAGGACGATAGCCCGGAAATGGTTGCCGAGGTCGGCTGCTTTGTCTGCCTTGTCGAGGGTCTTCTTGACTTGCAGGAAGTAGTCTTGTCTGATGTTTTTATTCATCTGTAATGGGTTTAATTAGAATGTCGTTCAGCGTCTTGCTGTAAGTGACTCTCTTTTGCTTCAGAAGGGTGTTGAGCGTTTCGGAGAGGTCTTTCTGAACGGCTGTTTTCAGTTTAGAATAAAGGACGCCGCACGGAATATGATTTTCCGGTGGCATCAGCGTTTTTATTTTCTCTATGATGTAATCCTCGTTCATAGTCTGTCGGTTGAGCCTAATCCTTTGCGACAGCCTCTGACCCTGCCATTGACGAGACCAACTGTAGGGACGAAGGTGAAGCGTCCTTGACAGATTCGGGATTTTTTCGTGATGATAATTTTGAAGCCCAAGAGACGTAGGAAGCGGTGTTTGGGTCGGAACTGTCCGAACTTGACTATAGCCTGCACTTCTTCTCCGTAGCCGGAATCTATCAATCCGAGTATGCTATCAGCGTTGATGCGCAGAGGGGAAGGAGTGGGGGAAATCCATTGTAGCCACTTGGGGTAATAAGCATAGGCTATCATGCCTTTGCCGGATTGTCCGCTGCGTGGCTGTATCTGCATACCCATATCGGGCGGTAGTGCTATCTTGAATCCGAGGGGGATATAGACCCTTGTGTTAGGAACTGCCTCTGTATCTCTTGAAGTGAAGAGGTCGTAGGCTGCATCATGCGGATTTGCCTTGCGTGGTGTGTAGCAAGGGTCGTCGGGTTGGATGGTGATTGTGGTGATTGGAATTTTTGTCATAATTTATTTATTTTTCTATTAGTGGCAGTATGTTGTGGTTTTTCAGCTCTTCATACAAGAAGAGCCTTCCTTTCTGCGTCCATTTCGTGTGCATGACAGAACCGGAAGAGCCATCTTTGTGCTCGATTGAGAACGTGTCGGACTGTACATATCCGTTCGGCAGATGTTTTGCGTACAGAATCCACTGACCTCCGACTTTGTGCTGAATGCCGAAGTTTCGGAGAAGCACGTTGAAGGACTTGGCTGACAGTCCGTAATCTTGTGCTATCTGTGTAGTGTTGACAGTCTCTTTGCTTGCAAGAATCTTATCCAAGTATGTAACCTTTGGCTGCATGGTGGCTATTGTTCCGCTTAGTTCGACAATCTCCTTGGAGTTAGCTTCGAGCCGTTTTTGCTGCGCTTCAATCTGTTCGGCTTGGTCGGCTGCGAGACGCAGGGCTTCGGCGAAGGTGGTTGGGATTTTGGCAATAGGGGAGAGCTGTTTGGTTTCGAGTTCTTCCCAACGGTTGATAATTCTTTCCCGAAGAAGGGCATCATAGCCACTGGCGAGAATCAGACACCCTTTCTTTGTGAGGGAATAACACTTCTGCTGCCTGTTTGATTTATCGACATAAGAGGTCTCCTCAAAATTGAGGGCATCTACACCTTGCTTTAAAATGTTCTGAATATCACGTACAACATTGTCGTGACGCTTACCTGTAACCTCTGCGATTTCAAGTGAGGTCATTGTTTCTTTGTTGATGATTTCATTTCCATTCGTCATAGTTCTTTTCTATTTTTAGTCGTTCAACTTCCTTCTTGTAGAACTCAATGAGTTCTTGTAGCTCGAACAGAGACCAATTTCTGGCTTGACGATGTTTCCATTCTAACAGTTCCATCTTCTTTGGACCAAGCTTCTTTTCTAAATACTTGCCCAAGTATATCAGATGTGAGCTGTTGAATCTGTTATCATATTGGCACTCGATTGTTACGTTGTCCGGGTCAAATCTTGTCGCCATGTGAGTACGACTCCAATAATGGCTTGCGTCTCCTTTAGCGAAAGGTAGGATGCGCTTGCAAGTAGGGCATTGAAACACACCTTTATCGTTTACGTCACGAAGCCTGATGTATAGCGAGAACCACCTGTCAAGCTTCTTGATGAGAGCTGATTTGCTCAGCCCTGCCTTAGCTTTTTTCTTCTCCTGCTGTTTGGCGTTGCTTTCCCAGGGTGTCTTTTTGAGAGGTGTCCTTTTGAGCGGTTTGTATCTTTTTAGAGCCATATACCTTATTATATATCTCTGCTAATCACGTTGCCGAGGTCTGCGGAGAGGTTCTTGATTTTACTGTTGAGGATATTGATTCTACGAACGTACAGTTCGAAGACACATAGTGAGCACCATGCGTTGTCTTCGAGCAGCGTGTATATTTCGTTAACCCTTTCTTGATAAGGAAGGGTTGGGTTGATTTTTATCATATTTGGATTGGGGGTTAGTTCTTCAAATAAAGAGAATCCTTCTATCTTCACAGACGGAAGGATAAAACTTGAAGTATCGCTATACTTCGATTTCCATAACCTATGAATTAGAACTTAAATCTAATAATATGAAAAACATCAATTTATTATGTAATTGGTCATCTTATTCGAAAGTAAAGCCAGATGCTTTTTGTACGGCTTGCCCAAGGCTGCATCTGACGGGGCTTATATATGGTGATAAGAAATGTGCTACGAAAATATCTCCGCATTTCACAACGAGGAGATATGTACACTCATATACAATTAAATAACACAAAACTAATAACGAGTGGGACATCGAGGAGTTGCACCTCTAAGGTAATCATTCACATTAACATTATTAAAACACACGGCTAAATCTGCCTGTTTATTTACTCGTTCGACACAGACAAAAAACGAACATGTCCCGAAAACCCTGCTTGTCTTCACAGATTTGCAGGGAACTGCATAAAAAAATTATTTAAAATGTATCAAAATAAAGGGAGGTGTGGCAGGGTTCAAACCTGCGTCTATGATTATCATCGTTCTGCTCATCGTGTTTCTGAACTACACACCTCTATGGTTTTCCGGCTTGCAGCGTTATCTGCAATTTAAGAGCCATGCTCGCCGGGTCGTATTATGTCAAATCCTTTTATCCAATATCCAATAAGTCAAAGAGCTGCGCTGCGGAAGAGATAGTCGCCTCGGTTCTACTTCCTTATGGTTTACGCTTCCGTGATGATGGGGAGCGAAAGACTGTACCGTCCATTCAGTTGGTGGTGTGGTCGTTCTCGCTACGGAATGTCGGTCTTGAACCGTCTCCACACCTCAATAAAACCAAATCTAATCGTCTATGAAACTCTCTCTTCTATTCTCCCGAACCGAAGAGAGATAAAAAATTACGCTATGATATTATCCTATTGCCTATCGGCTTTGCTTAATCTTCTTCTATCAACAGCTCGGGGTATCTCTTGACGAGGATTCCACCGTATAGGTTCTTTGTGATTGCCCTGATGTTACGTGCGAGTTCGGTGTTCGTCCGGTATGAAAGAGCATTGTAAACCATTGCTACATGGCATTCCGCTGTCTTGGCTATTAAAGGAATTTTGCTGTTCCTTACAAGAATTTTTGGCTTATATATTATTTTATCCATAATTTTTATTATATTTGCAACGTAAATGAATATACGATATATCATCGTGTAGAATACAGGTGCAAATATACAAGATTCTGAAGATACATCCAAATATTTAGATATATATGTCTATATATTTGTATTTTATTTAATAATATTCAAAGATTTAAACATTGAGAATTATGAGTTTGGTTGATAGGATTAATGAGGTGAGAGAGTATTATAAGCTGAGTGGCAATGCTTTAGCTGTGAAGATAGACATGAAGTACACTACGATATATAACTATCTGAACGGAAAAGACCCTTCTGCGGAATTTCTTACACGCTTAAAATCCACGTTTGTGGATATAGACATGAACTGGCTGTTTACTGGGGAAGGCTCAATGTTGTTGAGTAAGGCGGTTACACCCGACAAGTTGATAAAGGAGCTTGCGGACACAAAGACGGAGCTGCTGATACAGAAGGGTGTAACGGATAGGCTGTGCAAGATTATTGAGGAGAGACTGAGACTTGATGGGAATAAAGAAGTGTAGGGCGATTCTGCTAAAATCCTTCCTGCAGCTTCATGTATTCTTCCTGTCGCTCTGTCATAATTTTGATTAGAGCATCCTTGACCTTTGCAAAGAATTCTTTCTGCGTGTTTCCTCTATGGATAACTACGACATTGGGAATTTTGATTTTATTGATAAAGGAAACGTTTTTTCTTGACAAAAAGACGATGCACAATTCGTATTGCGACAAGTAGAGAATGTAACTGTTCGATTTTTTCTCGTGCATTTCTTCATACTTGAAACCTCTTTTGTCAAGAAAGTGTTTTATTTTTTTGAATTTCAACTCGGCTTTCATAAAATCGAACTTTTTTTATTTTAACACAACTATATTTTACATATATATAATATATTTATTATATTAATTAAGTTAATCAACTTAATCATGAATGGGCAATGTTTGCTGAGATTTGAGCAGAATTCCCCCTTACCCGCCAAGACTGTTTTGTCTTTAGGTCGGGCAGGGGTTTTCTGCGGTCGTTATGAACGGTGTAAAGTCCCTTCGACTCTCGCTCCTCATGCCAATCAACAGCAATATTGGTGGTACAGATTTTCCGTGTTGTTACGTCCTTGCCCTGCTCTGTACATTCATTCCACAGGACCCTCTCATCGCAAGCCCAAAGAGGGTGTTTTTTATAGTCTTGACGAAGTTGGTGTATTGAGCCGTCGCTAAGTCTTGACTTGTCTGTCGGGTTAAACAAAAGCCCTTTGACGAGTGCAAATTTAGGTCGATTTTCGGTAGCTTCCAAGGATTGTTAAAATCGCTTTAAGAATTTAATTATATATAATTCGTAAACGATTATACGAAAATTATTTGTGTTACACCTGTGTTATCATTATCTTTGTTGGCGAAGAATAAGTTAATGGCAGTCAGCGAGATAGATGAAATGTCTGATAATCCCAACGGAATCACAAAAATGTAAAAATTTACGCTTAAAAAAAGACATTTTATCCTTTGCTGAACGGCTGTAATTGCTTATAAATCAAGCTTTTACAGCCGTTCTTGCGTTTTTCGGGGGCTATATTTACGTGTTGACGAACATTCGTATACGTGTATACAATTTTGGATGCCGTAAAACCTTGAGAATCAGTGCTATAGGCTTTTCTTCTACAAAAAGGTAGATTATTGTGTGTTACATTTGTGTTACCCGTGATACGAGTTGTGATACCAAAAATCGCAATTTGTGTTACCAAAAAAGGAAGAAAATGAAGGATGTAAATTTAAGTATTATTCACAACAGAACTAAGCGAGGAACGCCTAAAAAGGCGGCTTCCGTGGAATTTCGCTTCACTTTGAATCGTGAACGGAAGTATGTCTCAACAGGCATTAAAGTTTGTGTCGGGCAGTTTTCTGATAAGCGTTGTGTTATCATCCGGCATCCCGAAGCGGACGAACTTAACAGGAAATTGGATATTATGTACCGAAGGATGCTTGAGGTGGTGCATAAGATGAACGAGGAAAAGGTGACGGACTTGTCTCGTCTGTCTGACTTCCTGCGTGCTGACGAGGGCGAGAGAATGTCGTTTGCGGAGTATTGCGAGAAGAGGAAGGAGGAGCGCAACGTGTGCGAGAATACGAGGAAGAGGTATGCGGTGTTTATCCGCTTCTTGAAGTCGTGGGGTAAGATTCACACGTTTGCGGATTGCAACGTGGCTAAGGTTAGGGCGATGGATGAATATCTGCACAAGATGGGGTTGTCGCAAGGTACGGTGTACAATTACCACAAATACCTCAAACTGTTTATCCATGATGCTGTTATTGACGGATATATTACGGAGAATCCTTATACTCGTCTGCCGTTCACTATTGCCAGGGGCGAGAAGCAGTATGTGGACTGCATCAACGAGGAACAGTTTGATGCCATCAAGGGTTTGCGCATCAAGACTGTACACATAAGGAAAGCGAGAGACTTGTTTTTGTTTCAATGTTATACAGGCTTGGCTTACTCGGACCTCATGTCGTTTGACTATGACAACTGCGAGGAGATTGGCGGCAAGCTGTTCTATCACGCAAAGAGGACAAAGACGGATACGGATTTTGTGTTTCAGCTGCTTCCTCCTGCGGTGGCTTTGTTGGAGAAGTATGACTATCAGTTGCCGAAGTTGAGCAATCAGAAGTATAATGATTATCTGAAGGTGGTTGGCGGTTTGGTCGGTGTGCCTAATCTGCATAGCCACATGGGTAGGGCTACGGCTGCTACGTTGTTCTTATCAAAGGGCATGCCTATCAATATCGTGGCGAGGGTTCTCGGACATACTACGCTTAAACAGACTACGAGGTATGCGAGAACGCTGAACAAAGATGTCATGGGGGCTTTCGATAAGTTGGAAGGTAAGATGTAGGGCAACAAAAAAAGGGACAGTCGCATGTTTCTTACGGCTGTCCCTTATCTTCTTAGATATTGTCTCGTTCCCTTTTCTCTCGTATGGCTTGCCGGATAAACTCGTTGCTCTTGCCAATTAGGCTTTGTAGGAACTCGTACATTTCGTCATCGGCACGGAAGAACACAAGGTTCGTGAGTGCTTTCGGTCCTATCGGCTTTCGTCCGCTTCCTTTCCTGCGCCCTCCCCAATTTGGGTGGATATTCAGTTTCTTGGGGTTGCCCTTGCGTGTGAGCTGCATCTTCATTTTCAGCTTGTCTTTAGCGTAGACTTCGGCTGTGATGGCATCGGGCGTGGAGCGCAGACAGGAAGCGACGATAGCTTCAAGGTTTTTGGCATTTGAATATGCCACTTCTGTTTCGTCCACTATCAGCAAATCGTCATAGAGGACTACTCTCGCTTTGTTGCTCATCTTATCCTAATATTGCTATAATGATAGCGATGAAGAACGCTATCAAGATAAACCATTCCTTGTTGCTCATCGTATACCGTCTGTTGGTTCTATTGCGTTTATTTCTATTCCTTCGTCCTCGGTGAAGAATCTTGTTTTGTGCTCGTCTGCGTATGCGACTGCAATAACTTCTTCTTTGCTGTCCTTTATGACACACAAGTCTCCTCTTAATATTCCTTGTTTTTCGAGGTAGTTAATGGCTGCGCTCTTTATCTCCAATGGGTTCATCTTCTTTGTTATCGTCTCTCCGCTCTCGGGAAAGACGAAATAGAATACTTGCTTTTTCATGCTGTTTTCTCCTCTTTTGTTTTGTTGTAAAATATTAATCCGAATCCTCTGTGTGTGACTTCTATTTCCGCATAGGTGTTTTCATCGAAGTCTCCTGTTTGCTGCTGCTTGATGTCGAAGATGTCTGTCTGTAGCAGGTCTTCAAGCATTTCGTTGTTTATGCTTGTTGCTGTTCCTGTTTCAAGTGTGCAGGGGAAAAGTCGGTCTATGCGGACAAAGCATTTGTGGAACGTGACCTGTACAGGATGCACGATACCGCAATATCCGCAATATCTTTTCAGAAAACCGTCTCTTGTGGTGTTGACGGAATATCCGTGCTTGAACAGACGAGAGAGAACGGCTTTCTTTATCCTCCTGTCTATCTCTATTGGTTTTACGTGTATCATGCTGCTTTCCTTTCTTTCTTTGTAATTTTCTTTATCATGTTCATGTTCTCTGTTACGAGTTTTACTATCTGCGCGTGGTATTTGCTCGGTTGGTTGTTCACTCCTCTACTCTGGACAATAGTAAAGCGTTTAAGGTTTACTTCTATCGTCTCGGTGTGCTTGCCGTTCACCTGTGCGGAGAGTATGAGTGTGTCTGCCTTCTTGTAATATCCCATGCCGAAGACGCAATGATGCATCAGCTCTCCTTCCTGCTTGAACTCCTTTACGCTCTTAAGAGGTCGGATAATGATTGTATCATCCGCAATGACGAGGTTGAGGAATTTCTTTATAAACTCCTTGTAGTGCTTCTGTGCTTCCTTGTCGGACATGGCTGCAAGTTCTCTTCTGCGCTTCTCCTCTGCAAGTTCTATTCTGTTCAGTCTGCGTGAATACAGATTATGTGCGATCTGCAGGTTCTGCGGACATACATAGAATGGGTTGTGTGTGTCGTAATGGAGTTGCTTTGCCATGCTGATAACGTCTCTCCACAGATTGTAGTCAAGTTCCTCGGTAAGATAGCCGTGCTTCCATGCAAGTTTGACAATATCCTGCTCGTTCTGCAGACGGTTGAGCAAGACAAGTTCGGCAATGCGTGGTTTCTGCTTGATGATAGTCTCAAGAAACGGAAATGTGTTTACGTTCAAATCGTCCGTGAGCCATACATAATGCTCGCCAATCAGACAGAATTGGTTTTCTGCGTAATTGCAGATTGTGAGCTGCGCTTTCTTGCTGCGAACGAAGAGTTTGGTGTATGATATGTCGGTTAGACGGTTGTAACCATAATTCTTCTTGTTTGTGCGTATTTCCAAAGGACTGTCTTTAATGAATGTGTCGAAATAATTTTGTCCCATGGAAAAACGCTGCTTGGCTCTTACTGCATTGCCGTGTTTGCTCATCCATACCTGCATGAACTCTTCGCATACGTTGTCTATCTTCTTGTGTTTGATGAAAGAGAAGTAGCGGAGTACGGTAAACTCCTGCTTCTGCTCCAACACGGCATAATAGCGTTTGCGGTTGTTCTGCTCTGTATGTTGACAGAATTTGTCAATGATATATTTCGGCAATGGGCGAAGTGTCTTTGACAACTCGTCTGCCTGCTTTTGAATTTGGGTTCTTGGCTTCATATTATTAAAATAGACTTAGTTCTTGGCATTTCGGGTTCTTGCTCTCTTTCTTTTTTATAGTTACCTTGCGCTTTAGCTTTATTTCCTTTGCTACGGTGGTGGTCCGCTCCTCCTGCTTAGGCTGTTTCTGCTTAGGCTGTTCGGTGGAAACATTGCTCGGTAGCTGCTCTACTTTGATGCTGTCCTCTTGATAGTAGTGGATTATCTGTCCTGTCATGGATTCATCGCTCCATCCTACGCAACGGCAAGTGCCTTTCCCTTTCTTCGCTTCCTTGTACGCTTCGCCTTGCAGATATTTGGCACATTCATCCACTGACTTGTTGGGCTTGGATAATAGAGCCTTGAAGTCTGCATCCTTTGCGCTCTGCTGCTTTATCAGCATTTCAATGTATTTCTTTAACTCGTCCATAACGTTGTTAGGTTAGGCTTTAAAGTTGTAAATGTTTTCAATTCTCTCTTTCTCTGCAATGAGTTTCGCTTTCAGAGTGTCCCATTTGCTTACGACAACTTCAATTTCTATAAAGGGCTGCTCTTGTGTCCTCACAAGTGAGGTCAACGACTTTCGGCTGTTGTTGTAGAAACAACTTTTCCCTCGAAGTGTAAAATCTCCTTGCGTCCTTGTCAGTTGTACCTTGCCGTGGTCTATCGCAAGTTGCGTTTTTGCACTCGGGTATAAGGTAATAACTATCTCCTTGCAGTTGTCGGAAATCCATTGTTGGATGTCGCTCCAACAATGGATTAGCTGCATGTTCTTGTTTACATCATATTTCTTCATTTGCTCTTTATCTTTAGTTCCTTACAAACGGTTTCCTTAATATCCTTGCTCATGTATTGGCGGTAGCATTTGCCGTTCTTGGACTTGCGCCAAATATAGCATGCGCCTGTATATTTGTTTATTACTATCGGATAGGCTTTGCCCTTTGCTTTAAAATTGTAGGGAGTAACCAACGTGTCTCGTTCGGTCTTCCGTTGGCGAGTAAAGGTGTTGCCTTTTCTTATAGTTTGCCCTACTGCGCACATGGCACAAAACAGGGCTGCGGTGATGATTAGATATTTCATAATATTTATCTCCTATTTTATATTATTGCAATATGCAATCCTGCACTGATGAGTTTTGGTAGGTAGGTGTCAAGTGCAGAGTAAGGGAATCCTGCCAAGCGCAATGGCTGTCCGTCTTCTTCTTTCATCGTGTTGTATCTTGTCAGCGTGATGTTGAGAATATCGGCAACGACTTCTGCGTCTTCTCTGTATGCTTCGTAAAAATCCCCTGTGCGGAACAATAGGGTACAGTCGGGGCGTTTCTCTTTGATGGATGCCCACCTTTCATGCAATGTCCTTTGCTCCTTTGGCTCATACTGTCTCTCTTTTGCCTTAATGTTCTTGCCAATCATGTAGCTAATATCGCTCTCTCTGTATTTGAGCGTTTTGTATAGGTAGTCTTCTACGTCTGTTATGCTCCATGTGTCGGGGCAATTACAGATTTTCTCTACCGTGCATGTCTGATAGTTTAAAATTGCTATATCCATAATCTATATGTTTAAGTTAATAAATAGTGCCGTTGGCGGTGTCGCTCCGCTATTGGTTTCTGTCCCCAACGGCTATGGTTTCAAGCGTAAAACAATAGGGTTATAATGTTGTCTGTTGTTACCTGCCTAATCAGCAAGTTCGGGTCAATTGCATTTTTGCGGATGCTTACCGTGTAAGCTATATCCGTTATCTCTCCCTCCTGCATCTTGATATAGGCTTTCGTCTCTGTCCGATACAAGATTGTGTCTTTGCCGTTTATCTTGCCTGTTAGAGTATTAATTAACTCTCTTCCTGTACCCTCGTCAAAGATTCTCTTCAACTCTGTAGGGCTGCTGCATCTGTATGTATTCATTTTCTGTAAAGTATTATTGATGTTCCGTCTAAATCTACGTCAAAACCTTGTATTTGGTTTCTTCTCTCTGCAATGGCTCCTGCAACTTCTCTCGCTAAAAAGGTGTAATAAGGTCGGATATATACGTATTCCTGTCTTAACAGTACTTGCACAGGGCAATTACCGATAGCTCCTGTTAGCTCGTTGCGGTATAAGCCAACATTGTAGATTTTGTTGTCAAATAAGGCTCTGATTTCTTCGGGGTTGATTACTTTTTCCATATCTGTAGTGTTTTTTTAATTAAGCATGTGTTATAATTTCATTTGCAAGTATATACATTCTGCCTTTTCCGTATGTCTCAATGAACTCGTCTATAACATCATCAATACTACAAGAGTCTGTAATTGTATTCCACTCTTTTGTGTGATGAAAAAATGAGCCGTAAGAGTACCAACATATCTTGTAATTCCATCCGATTGGCATGTAGCCGAACTCGTCAGGATTATACTCGCTACATATATATAGCTTGCAATAATTCCCCTTATGGGTTCTTATTTCATTTGTCGGTGCTATTGGAATATCCTTCCCATAGCCGTAAGTTATTCGTCCGTTCATTTCTTATCTCATTTGATTAGGTTTGGGGGCGGCTGCATGCAGCCGTGGGGCGAAGCCCCTTATCCATTAAAATTTTTGCACGGTGTACGTTGTGCTCCCTACGTCTACAACTATGCAGCCTACGCTTTGCAGTTAAACTCCGCATATAGAGTAGCCGTCTATCGGATGCTAAGCCGACGTATGATTTTCCGACTTCACTACGCTTTGTCGGTGCGGACTGCCCTCCGCACAGGGTTGTTACGTTTCCTCGGTTTGTGGGGGTTGTCTCCCCGATTTCCGCTTTCAGTCGTTTTTTAAGGTGGTCGGCTCAAAGGTAACTACTAACCGCAAATCACTTCCACCATCTTAGCTAAGTTATGTAGGTAGGGTAGACGTTGCATCTACCCCGAACGGCTTGTACCGTATCTACCTTTATTCCTCCGTAAAATGTTTATAATGTCTGCCTACATATATTCCTACAATGTAGGCAATGAGTGATGTTATTGTTATTATTGCCATTTTGTTGTCCTCCCTGCTATTTTAGGGTATGTCTTGTCAATCAGTCGGCAAACGTTGTCGCTACCGTCATATCTCTCAAGTGTACCGTCGTCCTCCATATCATATAATAATGTGCGGATGTCTTTCTTCAGCTGATGATTTTCTTGTGCCAATCTGTTCATGTTCGCACAACTTGCTATCAGCATAGCTATTACTGCTATCAATGCAAACTTTGTTTTCATTTTCTTGTCTCCTATTTTTGTTAAATATTGTGCCGTGCGTGGACTTGAACCACGTGGGAGCCTGTTCTCTCACGGCTAAGGATTATCTCCTTTTTGCTTGAAAATCCATCCACCACATATCCAAATCTTCTTGCACCTCCTCAAATATGGTGTTGACTTTTACGTATTTGCTTTCATTTTTCTTGATGAAAGATTTTGCTATCTTTAAGCAATAAGTTCCTGCAAAACTTCCGCCCAACGTTTGATGGTTGCCGTAATAGATTACAAAATGGTCTACATCTTCTTTCTTATACCCTTTTCTTTGTCCAACGGCAAGTATTCCGTAAAATGCGTTATGAAAAATGTATTGTTCACCTGTGAATATCACATTTACTTCGCAATTGTTTCGATTTGGTTTTGTTATCTCCATGATTCTTATCTCCTATTTTTTAAATTATACATTGTCCTCTTGTCGGTCTCGCTCCGATTTTAGGTCTACCCCTCAAGAGGTTTAAATTGTTAATCACTATGTCATGTGTTCTCTTGCTCCTCGCAAGTGTCTGATGTAAGTATGTCAAAGGTCGCTGTCTTAATTAAGACATTGCAAAGATATAGGAATAATGTTATAAAGCAAAATAATTAATAGGATTATTGTTATAATTAACACGAATTTAACAATTATAGGTTATACATTAACTGTTGCTAACAATTATAAGGTATAACCTATTTATTTGGTGGTTCTTAAAAAAAATATTATTTTTGCATCCTAAAACATATAAGGTATATATTATATATGGATATAAAAAAAGCAATAAAAAATAAAGGTGGTACTATAAGTGCCTGCGCAAAGTATTTAGGTATCTCTCAACCTGCTCTTACTGAACAGATAAAAAATGGCACGTTGGGAGTAAAACGCATGGAATTAATTGCGCAATATCTTGGGTGTAGTCCTTCCGAACTTGTCGGAGACGAGATAGACAACGGCTTCGTTAGCTTCATCCGTTACAAGGGTATACACTACACAGCGGATAATATAAGTGAGTTTTTTAAACAAGTCGAAGAAATCAAAAGTATAGCGAAATGAAAAAGTTTTTTGAAAAAGTTGGACAAATTATCCTTGGGGTAATTGGTTTCTGTGTGATTGGTTCTATCTTCTTGTTTTCTTTCAAATCGTCATTCTTCCATAGTGTCCATGATGATATAGACCGCAAGAACGAAGAGTTAGAAGATAAAGATAAAGCATCGTATAACAAAATGAGTGTGTGGGCTGACAGTAGTACTATGTATTACCATAGTGATGTAAATTGTAAAGGTGTGCATGGTGCATTTTTCTGTTGGTGATGCGCAGCCATGGGGGACGGTGCTCCGCACCGTGGGGGCTCGCCCCCTTATCCCCTCCTCGTTTTGTTGTTCCCTCCTCCATGTGTAGATAAAGAGGGAAGAAGTAAAGGAGACAAGCAGATACAAGGCAAACAAGACAATACAAGCGAAAATAAGCACCTTGATTAAATCAAACGACAAACAAAACGTCCAACACCGAAAAATCAGCGCAAAAACAGCGAAAATCATATAACATTCATGCACGTGCGTACCTTATTATATAGGAAAGCGAAAATTCGAGAAAAATATTGACAGAAGAACAGGAGAAAAGCACGAAAAATCAACGGAAAAACAGAACAATCGAGATTTGAAAGAAAAATTGCGAAAAATGCTTGTACTCACCCTGTGAGAGATTTTGACTAACGTCTTTAAAATCAAACGGTTGTAAAATCTTTACAAATTATACGAGTTGACGAGCAGTATACAAATCGGGCTTGTTTTTAACGGAAATTAGGGGAAAAAGAGGACAATTTTGGCTCCGACAAAGAAAAATATTTACAAGTCGGTGGGGAAAACGTGGGTTGGGAGACGAGTTTATGAGGTATTTTTTAGCGTATTTTTGGCGCATTAAGGCGTAATTAAGGGCGCAATTGAGCGCAATAATGGAATAGAATGCTAAAAAATACAAGATATGAGAGAGATTAATTGGATATGTAGGAGAGAGTTGAGCGTGGCTCCTGTAATAGGGGACAGACTTAACTGGGTGGCTACGGCTGCGGCTTTAGGACTTGGTGCGCTGTCGGCAGGAACTTCCGTGGCAGGTGGGCTGTTGTCTCGTAATGCTGCAAAAAAGGCGGCAAGACAGGTTAAGTACAGACGTAATGCGGAGAAGGCGTGGTATGACAAGGAGTATAACACGGACTACATAGACACGAAGGCAGGGCAAAACCTTATGAGACGTGCGCAAGAGGTACAGGATAAGTATGTCAAGCGTGCAGAGGGTGCTGCTGCTGTTGGTGGCGGTACGGATGCTTCTGTTGCTCTTGCCAAAGAGAACGCTAACAAGGCGGTGAGTGATACGATTGCGAACGTTGCTGCACAGGACACGGCACGTAAGCAGAGAGTAGCTGACCAACATCTTGCTAACACCAATGCTATCTCTGCACAATCGCAACAGGTGGAGCAGGGTAAGGCGGATGCAACGGCAGGGGCGGCACAGGGTGCCTCGAACGCTGCTGCAAGTGCGGCAATCCTTGTGGGGTCACAACCTAACAAGGCTAATGCGGTGAGTGATAGCAAGTTAGCAGGTGGAGATGCGGCAGTTGGTAACACAGATGTAACACAACAGCCACAAAGCACCTCTTCTCCTGTAGATAATGTGCCTTCGCTTGATGATGCGGTAGGAGTGAGCAGGAGTAAGACGAGGTATCTGTAGCCGTGAGGTGGTGGAGTGGTGAGCGATGTCACGAGGTGGCGATGGCTGACGAGACGGTGAGGCATGAGGCAGGGTGATAGGCGACCCAAAGGGGTACACCCCCTTGACCACCGCTGCGAATTATAGTGGATAAATACATAAATAAAAATCCCGCCACCCCCCACCCCCTATCTTCCGAAATCGGTTTTCCGTTTCCGCCCCACCCTAATTTTTTCGAGAAGTGTTAAAGAAGTTAAAATTAAAAAAGATAGATATGACATTTAAAGAAGCAAAGGATTTATTGAAGAAAGAAGGTTTCATCGTTAAGGAAGGAAATGGTAAACCTTGTGGTGTTAGTGAATGGTTTGCCGAATACGAGGATTCTGAAATTCGTAAAGCCATGGAGATTGTTTGTTCTTCCGGTTGTATGCTCATGATGGGACCCGATAGTTTTAATGAGCGCAAAGCCAGAATGAAGAAGGAGTATAAAGAGAAGAATAAGCGTGGTGAGAAGCCAAAGGAAAAGAACTATACCATTTACGGTAGAACCTCCCCAAAAGCTGATTTCTTTTACAAATGTTTTTTAAAGGAAGGGAACCCTGCGCTTGAAGAAGCAGCAAAGGAGTTCAATGATGCCATGTTGGATGAGTTGCAGGACAGGTTGAAGAGACAGGCGAGGGTTTATGATCGTGTTGTTGAGACTTTGCTTGGCGAGCTGAGCCGTTTGCGTGGTCGCATTAAGGAGCTTGAGGATTCTTTGTTGGAGAAGGATGAGGTTCTTAATGATGTGATTGAGGAGTTGGCAGACAAGGAAAGGCAGTTGTCGGCTGTTCGCGGTGTTATTGATTTTGATATTAATATTAAGCGTGGAGAGCTATGATATATCAGGATGTGAATAATAATAATGGCAATAATGGTGTTGTTCAACAGCCAGTTCAGCAGCCTCAGCAGCCTAATAAGGTTGCTATAAGTGAGCCAGCTCCTATGGTGCAGCAGGCAGCACAACAGAGTTTTGCCATGAAAAATTTTTTCAATGGCGGCAATAGGGCAGTTGGCAGGTTTGAGAATCCCAATGTTGTGAATCCTCCTTTGGTGAATGCCGGTAAGAGTATTCCTGAGCAGCCGAAGAATCCAGCTCCTGTGACCGATGAGCCTTCTCATGCTCCGAGTTGGGAGGAGATGGATAACATGGCTCAGGACAATGTCAACAATAGCAATGATAATGGTGGTAGTCTTTCTCTTTCGGATGTGTTGAAGGGCGGTAGTGGTAATGCAAGCCGTGACGAGAAGTCACAGTTTGTTGCTGACCCGGAGAAGAAGGATGGTGGTTTCTTCAAGTGGATAAAGGGTCTGTTGCCGAAGAACCGTCCTGGCATGAGGGAAGGTGAGACAGAGGACGAGTACGACAGACGAAGGACACGTAACATGCAGATGGTCGCTACTCTTGCAGATGCGATACGCCATATCGGCAATATCGTGAATACATCGAAGGGTGCGACACAGCAGAAGTTCAATAGTCCAGTGGAGTTGTTGGAGCAGGGTTATCAGCATCGTAAGGCGGAGCGTAAGAAGCAGGCGGCGTTGGATGCGGATGTGGCTTACAAGCTTGCGGATTTGAGTTTGAAGGAGAAGGCGGCAGAGGCTAACCGTTCGTATAAGGACTTCGCCAGACAGATGAATGTAGCTAAGTTCGGCTATCAGCAGGCAAAGGATGAGGCAGAGCGAAAGCGCAGGGAAGAACGAGATGCGGAGAATAAGGACTATAAGGAGAGAGTGTTTGAGCACAGGAAGGAGCAGGATAAGATTTCCAACAGTCTAAGACAGCAGTCCATCAACAAGCGTGGCAGCGGTGGTGGAGGAAAGAAAGGCGGTCCCTCTTCGCATAAATACGTTACTTGGGATGCAGACGGTAATCCTCATTATGCAGAGAATAAGACGATGTATGAAGCCAATGAAGCCTATTACAACGGAAATACAGGAGGCAAGACCTCACGTTCGGTAAGCAAGGAGAACGTAACAAGCAAGGGCTTGGAGAGAGTTACAAACCGAACGTCCGGTCCATCTGTTGCTCAACAGGCAGGAGCACAGAGAAGAAAGCGTGATGAAGCGAGGAGAGCAGCCAAGCCAAAGCAGAAAGGCAAGAGTAGTGGTAAGAAAGGCTGGGCATCCGGTTTTAAATTATAATCAAAAGAGAGAAAAGCAATGGCAATAGATAGAACGAAATTAAAGCAGATACACAATCTGTTGGCGCAGAACGGTTTTGCGCAGGACTATGATACGTTTGAGAAGAAGTTTGCAGGTAATGCAAATTACGGCAACCGCAAGAAGGTTTATGACCTTATCACTGAGAATGGCGGTGACATAGGCGGCTCGTATGAGGATTTCATGAAAAGGCTTCAATCGAAGCCTACACCTAAGCCTAAGCAGCATCCATCGAAGCCTCAGACCACTTCTCAGAGAGCGATGCAGTTTGTTGGTAGGCAGTTGCCTACGCCTAAGCGTGCTCCGAGTAACGCTTCTCCTTTCGTGCAGTCGCTGTATGCGAAGGATATGGCGGAGCGAGGTGAGCAGCAGCCAACGGACTATGTGAGCAAGAGAGAGGACTACACTTCTCCGAAGGCTGTTCAGAACATGAGCAGGAGAAGTCAGATGGCAGGCAGGAATGCGGCTAAGTCGGCTGCAAAGGAGATAGACAAGCAGTATATGCAGACTCAGCCTGTGATGAATACTGGTACTCCGGCAGATGAGTATGTAGGCAAGACAGAGAGACAGCTGGAGAAGCAGATGAGTGATGCTGCAGACCAATTTGTGAAGAACAATATGAGTAGCTACATTGCAAATGCAGTCTCTGGAGAACAGGATGCAGCCTTGCAGCGAGCACTCAATGCTACAGACAATGTTCCTTCAATGGCAGGATTGGGAGGAATGGGTCTGATGGTAAAAGGCAAGACTTTCAACGAACAGGTAGACCCGGATTTGATGATAAAGAATCTTGAAGGGAACTTGGATAAGAACTTGCATAATATCTTTTCCAATCCGCAGGTTGCACAGAAGATAGAAGCTGATGCAAGGAATCTTGGTGTTTCAGTAGATACATATATCCAACGTATAGTGCCAAGCTTGCGGAATAGTCTTGCCAACGCTCTGAATGAATCGGAATATCAAAGAGCTTTGCCTAAGAATATGCTTGACAATGTAGCAAATAGATTCATCAATTCAAACACGTTGGGCAAGATGATTAGGCTTGCCACACAGACAAGGAGCCAGAGAGTCATGAACGAACAGGCTATGGCGGCAACGGAAGCAGGCGAGAATCCATATTACAAGAGCGGAGCAATAGAAAATGTTGCGGCAGATGTTGGCGGTATGGTGCTTGATCCTGTTTTCGGTGGTGCCGCCAAGGGTGGTGCGATGGTAGCAGGCAAGCTGGTAGGCAGTGGAGCGAAAACGGCAGCAGTAATGGCAAACGGCACGTTGGCTCAGCGTCTTGGCATGCAGGCAGTGCAGACGGTAGTAGGCAGCGGCACAACAGGTTTTCTGTTCGATTCGGCGAGTTCGGTTGTCCAGAACTACTCTACAGGTGAAGACACGTCTTTGGGCAACACGTTGAAGACAGCAATAAGTGGCGGTGCTAAGGGAGCGTTGAATTTCGGCATCATGAGACTGACAGGTCTTCCGCTCAGTCAGCTTGGAAGAGGCGTCGGCATAAAGGCAGGCGGTTCGTTCTGGGGTAATGTAGGACGGGCGACAGGAAAGGTGAGCCTTGAAGCAGGCAAGACCTATATGGAAGGTATGGGAATGTATCTCGGCAGTTATGCTGTGGGCAAGCTTGAAGGAGCTAAGGATGCCAACGGCAAGCCTATAGAGTTTGACTTGTTTGACGGAACGTTGGAGAGTCTTCCTACGGCAATCGGTTTCCGTGTTCAGCATGCACTTGGCGGTTTGAAAGGCGGCAGGAAGAATGCCAAGGGTGAAGATATAGGATGGTTGGGTTCTACTGTAGCGAACGTGAAGGAGTTCCTTACTTCCGACAAGGCGAAGACCTCGAACATGCTCATGAGCGAAGACGAGAGACAGCAGATATTCAATTCGGGTGCGCAGAACGGCGTGATGCGCAACGGAGAGAACATAGTAAGCTACGCCAAGAGGACAAAGAAGAACAAACTCCGCTATGACGATCCTCGGATGTATGATGACCCTGCAGGAAAGGAGAGCATAGAGTCAGACGTGGAGATGATGAAGAATACCTACGACCAGATAATGGCAGACCCGAAAGTATCTTGGGATGCAAAGGCGAAGTTCTCTGCAATGGTAATGGGTGTGATGCCCGATTCGCGCCCTATGATGGACTATTGCACGTTTACGACAGAGAAGGTAGGCGGTGACGAGGCAGGAGTGAAGAAGTATATCAACGAGTATTCTGCCGACGGTACGCTGTTGTCGAAGACAAGTTACGACAATGTAGACAAGAGAGAACAGGCGTTGTACAAGATGGCGATGACAAAGGAAGGTCAGAGGCTTTGGAACGTGATGGGTACGCTTGTGGGCATAGACAAGAACAACTATGACTACCAAAACGCTTTCTTTATGGAACGTGTGAAGGATGCGAAGGACGGTGCGGAGATACAGGCGTTTGCTGACGGAATGGGCACGAAGGGTTCGGCGGTGGAACAGGAGTTCACCAACTGGGTCTTGAACAACGGTTCGGTAATGAAGGCAATTGATGCGTTTGCCCAAGAGAGCGGCATGAAGAAAGAGGATATTGTGAAGCTGATGAACAAAGACCCTTTGCACAGGACAGAGGAAGAGCAGCTGCTGTGCGTGAAGCTCCGCAGGGAGATGGAGAAGCAGGCGTTTCCTGCCGACAAGGTTCATGAGGAGCAGAGCAATCTTGAGGGCAAGGACGTGGCAGACGACAATAATCTTGGCAGTGAGAATCCGACTACGGAAGCCGTGGTAGAGAATCTTGACAATCTCTCCAAGGCGGAAGAGGGCGTTGAGGCTCTGATGAGAGATAATGACGTGTTCGGAGACAACTTCAAGAAGATGCAGGAGGAGGGTATGACCAATCCTCAGATATACGACTGGATGATACAGAATGGCGGCATGACTCAGGAGCAGTTAAAGCCTTTTGCCGACTACATCAATGCCAATGCGAGGGTGCAGGGCATGCAGCAGAGGACGCAGCAGAAGATAGAAGAGATTGTTGGCAAGGTGGTCCATGACTGGAGTTATCGAGGCAGGATGAATGGTGTGAAGACCGATGGCGAACAAGTGCTGTTTGTCGAGGACAGGGATGGACGCAGACTGATGGTAGGTTCGGGCGATTTAGCCTTTGATTCCATGACCGGCAGGGCAAAGGAAGATGTGGGCGATATGCTTGTATGCCTTGACCCTGAGACCAAGGAACTGGTGTATATAAAGGCAGAGGATGCCAAGTTTGTCGGTGTTCAGAAGCCGGAAGACTTTGCCAACGAGTATCGTCAGAAGTTGCAGGAGATAAACTCTCAGCCTTATAACGAGGCAATGCAGCGACAGGCAGAGCGTGATGCGGCGAAGAATCAGCAGGAAACGAATGAAGGAGAAACGAAGACGGAAGTGGCGGCACTCGAGGCACCGATGCCGAAGGAAGATAATCCTGAATTATATAAGGTGGCAGATTCACTGCAAGGAAAAATCGGGCAGTCTTTGTCTAAGGATGAAGCGGATAGTCTTGTGTCTGAAATGGAAAATCGTGCCGAACCTGCAAGAGAATTGGAGTTAACACCAGAGAACTGGACTGCCGAATTTGGTGAAGACGGTAAGGTGGGTACGCCGATTGGAGAGGTAAAGATGGGAGAGAACCAATATCTAAAACTCGCCCGTCTTGGAAGAAGAGGTAAGCTTGGAATGATAAAGCCGACACTTGAAAATCCAGATTTGATCATAGAAGATGCAAGCAGGGCAAAGGATGGAGATACTACAGAACGTGGTAGTTCTTATGTCTTTGTCAAATCTTTTACAGGAAAAGATGGCGAGAGAATGTATCATTTTACTTCTGTTACCGTACAGAAGAACGGTAAGGAGGTAGTTATATCGAATCAAGAAAAGAGTGAGAATAGAATAAAGAAACTTTTACAAGATGGTAAAGTCGTCTTTATAAAAGGAGAGTCCAGTCTGCATCCGAAAGCACAGATGGAAGAGTCGGTTCCTCGTAGCGATTCGCAGGGTTCTACATCTTCCGACAATCAAACCCTCGGTCTCGGTGTCAATTCGCCTGAACTTTCCGTAGACAAAGATACGAACAATTCTTCAAACGGCAATGGGAATGAAGGAACTTTAACACATTCGGCTGCCGATTACGAGAAGAATGACATACCTGCAGACAAGGACGGAGAGCCAGTTTATGAGCAGGTGCCGAAGGAAAGAACAGTAGAGGATTTGTTCGGCAAGCTTGGTGGTGACGGTAATCTTGCCCATAGCTTTGCGGAAGCCAAGGTAGCGGAAGCAGAGAAGGAGCAGAAGGCCTTGTTGAAGAAAGAGCCTAAGATGGGAACCAAGATAAACGAGTATCTGAAGAAGAAACGTGAGTATGAGGATGCAGTCAAGGCAGCAGAGGCAAAGGTAGCTTACTGGAACGATGTGAAGGGTGAGATAGAGAAGCTGACGCACACCACGCTTGACGAGCAGAAGGAGCAGCAGGCAGAACTTGACGGTACGGCAGCGGCGGCAGAGCACAAGGCGTTGTATGGCGAGGGTCAGCCAGCAGACGGCACCGCCCTTGCAGCGAAGTTTGTTGCTGATGCCAAGATAACACCAGACAGTTTCAAGAAAGAGACAGGTTTCGGTACAGCAGAGCAGGCAGGTTTCGTGGGCATGATAGCCAAGGAAGAGAACGGCGGCAAGTCTGTAGAGCGTCTTGCTGAGGGCTTGGTGTACTATGATAACACTGAGTATAACGGTACGTACTTCCACGGCGACACCAATGAAGCGAGAAATGCCATCATCTCAGCCTTGGGTGCAGCGAGAACCCGTAAGGGACTCCGAGAGCTTGCCCAGCCCGACCTTGCGAAGTTTGAGAGTGAGCGAGCACAGGAGCGAGACAATGCTTATCATGAGGCTTACGGTATGGACTATGAAGAATATTTGGCATATTCCGAGCAGGAAATGCCTCATATATTGGAAAAAATAAATAACTTTGACGAGGAAAAGTATCTGCAAGACAAGGCAGAGGAAATTACGAACCAAATAGATAAAGAACATGGAAAAGCAATTGGAAGAGATGAGTCCGCAGGAGAAGAGCCAGTACATGGTGAAGGCGATAAAGTTCTGCCTGGCACACGGACTGATGAGCGAGGAGGAGGTGAAAGCCCCGAAGAACATGCAGGAAGAACGGAAGCTGAGCGCAGAAGCGATACTGAAAATGCGACTCTACCAGAAGAAGCACCCACAGGAGCAGGAAGAGTAGAGGCGGAGCAGAAGAAAGAAGCAGTAAAAGCAGAGGAGCCAAAGCAGCCACTGAATCCTATAGAGCGTACAGCATTTGAATACCACGAAGAAAAAGTGGGTGCTGCACGTAAGGCATACGAAGAGGCGAAGTCTTCGGGTGACGAGTCAGAAACGAAGCGCACAAGAGACGAGTTCAAGAAAACTCTTGACGACAAGCTGAAAGCGCAAGGCATGGGCTTGGTACAGAGAAGAAAGGAGATAGCAAAGGAACTCGGCAAGGAAGAAGCAGAGAAGACAGACAAGCCATGGAAAGACATGGACGGAGAAGAGCGTATGGCAGTAGCCGAGCAGAATCCGCTTACCGAGGAAGAAATCAGAAGCAAGACCTCAGAAGAGAATCAAGATTTAATAGAAGATGCCATAGACTACCTAAACGGCAATCATGGCTTCGCACAACAAATAGCTTATTTAAAAATTTACGACGATGTTAGAAATAGACATGAGAATGTTTCCGGCGATAGCGGAACGGGAGACAGAACACAGTTGGATGCTGCCAATACTACAGGCGGCGAAGGATTGGGACTGGGACGAGGACGAGAAAGCGGAGGACCTGATGGACCAGTGGATAGAGGAGCAGGCAACGAAGCTGCATCCGGAGAGCGAACAGGCGGAGAGAGTGGTAAGGACAACCCTACTTTACCTGTTGGAAAACAAGGCGATAAGCAAGGTGAAGGAAGTCCATCCGGAATGGGCGGATTGTCTGCCGGAGGTGCTGACGCCACAGGAGGCGGTGCAGCTGGCGGAGATGGACATGTATCTGACGGAAGCGGACGTGGAGGCATCGATAGACCTTCTAAGCCGGATGCAAGACGGAAGCCTGCAGCCAAGCAAGGAACTACTTGGCGAAATCGCACAGGCGCAGAAATAAAGCAGGAAGCCAAAGAAGCCAAGGAGGGACTGAAAGCAGCATTGAAAGAGATGCTGAAACGAGGACGAGGTGAAGCAAGCATAAGTCTTACAGGTCTGAACTCCCGACAGATAGAGTATGTGCCAGAGTTGATGAAAGCCGTGAAGCGTTACGGCATGTCGCTGATAGACCAAGGCATATACAAGGTAAAAGACTGGATGAACAATATCCGTGATGGTATCTATGACGACATGAAAGCCATAGGTTTCACGGATAGGGATATTGACGACTTCATCGAAGAGATGTGGAACTCGAAGATGCCGATGGATGGCGAGACACATACCATAGCTGAATGGAGTGCAATCTACAGCAACTCCCAGCTGAGGAAGAAACTCAGCGAGAAGCTTGGCGAGAAGTACGAGCGTCAGATGGCAGCCGAGCCAATAGCGGTGAAAGTAGGCGACAGGAAGAACATTGAGGAGACGTTGCCGTTCTTGTTGCCTCAGCAGCAGGAAGACGTGCTGAAAGCCGAGACGCAGTTTTTCGGCAACGAGCATGCAGACCGAGAGCACGCATACGGCAAGGGATATCTGTTCACCAACGGCACAGGAACAGGAAAGACCTATACCGGATTGGGTATAGCCAAACGACTTGCCAAGCAAGGCAAGGGACGAATACTGTTCGTTACTCCAAGTCAGAAGAAGGTGAATGACTGGATGAAAGACGGAAAAAACCTCGGCTTGGACATCCGAGACCTTGATTCGTGGGCTAAGGAGCGAGGCACGACAGCTACCACCGAGAGCGGCGAGGGAATGGTAATCACGACTTTTGCCAACTTCGGACTAAACAAGAAGCTTCTTGAAACCGAATGGGATGCCGTTATCTATGACGAGTGCCACCGCATTATGGAAAACAAGAAGGGAGCCGAAACGGCAAGAAGCATGCAGCACTACATGATGACGAACCGTGACGAGAACCATTGTTTCCTCAGGCTGCAAGAAACAAACAAGGACTATCAGAAGATGCGCCTTGCTTCGGAGAAGTTTGACGAAGAGAGAAGCAATGAGATAGGACGCATAATGAGGGAGTATAAAGAGAGCCATCCGGAGGCAAGGACAAAGGATGTCATCAACGCTACGTATAAGCTGCAGCCGAAAGAGCTGAACAGCTTTGCTCCTGCAGATGCAGCGAAGTTCCCCAAGTTGGGTAAGGCTTACCAAGAGTTTATGTCGGCGAAAGAGCACTATTATAAAGATGTAGAGCCGAAGCTAAGAGAGCAAGCCAAGAATACTTGGAAGAGAACGAAGACCATCTTCCTGTCAGCAACGCCGTTCAATACGAGAGAGAACCTTGATTATGTGGAGGGCTACATCTTCAAATATCCCGAAATGGGCGATGACGGCATGAACGGCAGGACGCGATTCTATCTTGACCATTTCGGTGCAGCATACAAATACCGCTACCACCGACTGGAGCAGACCGTGAACAATCCGGATGCCGTGGCAAAGCAGGAAGTAGCATTCTCGGACTATCTGCAGAATACGCTCGGAACGATGAGCGGAAGAATCATAGACAGCCCTTATGACTATTCACGAGACTTTCCTACCGTATCTCCCGACCATGCAGAGGAATTCAACATAGCCGTGCAGGATGCCGTGAGAGGACGTTATCTCGGTTCTGCATACAGAAAGACTATAGGCGAATACAACTATGGCAGCGCATTATTTGAGACGATGAAGGTGGTGAATATCATAGACCGCATAAAGCAGCATCTTGACGCAGGGCGCAAGGTGGTGATATTCCACCGCAGGACAGAGACGAAGACCCCGATAAAGCCGCCGTTCGCCTATATGCTTGAAGTTGCCAACAAGGAAATCTCTTTGATGCGACCGGGCAAGGAGAGGGAAGAGTATATCCGGGAGGTGAATGCTTTCCGCAAGGAACATGCCGGGCTGTTGCAATGGGAGAAGACCTTGGACTACAGTATGCCGAGAGAGCAGCTTGCCAAGGTGTTCGGCAAGAACAACGTGCTGTTCTTCAGTGGCAAGGAAAGCAAGACGGTGAAGGATAAAGCCGTAGATACGTTCAACGACGACAATAGCGGCAAGAACATCATTGTGATACAGGAGGCGAGCGGCAAGGAAGGAATCTCTCTGCACGACACGACAGGCGAGCATCAGCGAGTATGTATAACGCTTGGTCTGCCTCAGAGTCCAATCACGGCATTGCAGATAGAGGGACGCACGTACCGAATCGGCAACAAGAGCAATGCCATCTTTGAATATCCTATATTGGGTTTGAACTCTGAGATGATGCTGTTTGGCGAGAAGTTCAACAATCAGGTGTCAACGACAGAGAACCTTGCACTTGGCAGTCAGGCGAGAAACTTGCGAGAGAGTTTTGCCAAAGGCATACTGGAGCATAGCGGAATTGTACCTATAGACCAACAGGGAGTCGGCGGCAAGGAGTTTGACGCACCAAAGCAAGGTGACAGTGATCCGTTTGACGATGCCGTGCTTGACTACTACAGCAACCAGAAGCTCAACAGGAAGAACCGAGAAGGTGTGGACTATTTTCCAACGCCGGAGCCACTTGGCTACAAGATGATGGAATGGGCAAGAGCCGGAGAGGGCGACACTATATTGGAGCCGAGTGCTGGACATGGAGCTATAGCAAGGTATGCGCCCAAGGAGAACCAGTTGACAGGAATAGAGCCAAGTCAGAGCCTGTTCGCCAAGTTGCAGTTGAAGGCAGGAGGTTTGGGCAGGAAATTCATGAACACCGTGTTTGAGAACTACGACATAAGCAACAAGCACGACGTAGTTGTAATGAATCCACCGTTCGGTACGGCAGGAGCGACAGCGATAGCCCATCTTGACAAGGCGTTCAAGCACTTGGAGGAAGGCGGTAGAGTTGTAGCCATAATACCGAGAGGCAGCACAGACAAGAAGTTTGACAAATGGCTGGACGGACAGAAGAACGTTGCCATGCGTGCAGAGGTAGACCTACCCGACATAGTATTCCAGCAGGCAGGAACATCGGTAGTGAGCCGTGTTGTGGTGCTCGACAAGATAACGGATGCGGCATTGCGCAGCAAGGCAGGCAAAACGGAGCGTATAGACCTTAGCGGACGCTATGACAAGATAGAGGATTTCTTTGAGGAGCTGAGAAATATAGAGATGCCTGAGCGAATCATAGACACGCAAGCCAAGATGCAGAAGAAGGCGAAGGCGGCGAGGACCAGTATCAAGGAGATAAAGGGTGTAAGAGACGTGAAGCTTGACAAGAACGGCATCTTGGTAAGCATGCGAGGTGACTGGATGGACTACGGCATCAGTTTCTCGGGCAGCGACAAGCCTCAGTATTGGAGAGAGAAGATGTCAAACTTCTACGAGAAGTATGAGGAGTTGGAGAAATCAGCCTTCAACGAATACAAGAAAGCTGTATTCGGCGAGATGAAAGAGCTTAGCTGCAAGCTTGCCGGAATGACCGAGGATGAGATGCAGAGATATATAGCAGGTCGCAGGAACAGTGGCGAACAGGATGGTGTTCATTTCAGAACAGAGGAAGATATCGAGGATGTCAACAAGAGGTTCAATGAGCGTCTTGAAAGTCTGAAAGCTGACCCTAAACAAAAGGGTGGAGAACTGAAACTTGGATATCCGGGTACATTCTTAAAAGATGCAGGATTTGGTGACAGCGAAATTGTTTTGGAATATGCCAAGATAGAAAGAAAGTCATCGGAGGAATACAAGAATGACCATCCTTTTGATGTTGAAGATATAAAGGATTTGCCGAAAGCCATAAATACCCCTATTGCCGTATTTGATAATACAAACGGGAAAGAGGCAGGAAAGACAATTCTTACAGAGCTGCAAAAGGACGGAAGGAATTTTATTGTTGCTATACGTGCAGCAGAACGTCGTCAAAAGGGTGGAATATTTTTGGAAGTAAACGAAATAAAAACTTTGTTCCCGAAAGAAGCACGTGGAATCGTAAATTGGTTTAACACGGGTAAGACCTGTAATGTAGACAAAGAAAAAGCCCTCACTTGGTTAGGGGCCCTCCGCACCCATCGCGGAACCTGGCTAACCGAGCAAGAGCTTTCTTCTGCCACAAATGTAGTGAAAGGTTTTGATATAGAAAAGCGCAAGTCGCTGAATTTTCGCATAGGGGATAATAAAACCGAAAAACAGAACAATTCTGTTGCGACAATATCAGAGGATGCTCCGGTAGTGGTGAAGCATGTGGACAGAGTGTCGAAGGAGACAGGAGTGAAGGTGAACATGGTGCAGAGCGCAGAGGAAGTGAGCAGTCCGAGAGTGAAGAAAGCCATAGAGGATGGCAAAGAGGTTACAGGCTGGTATGACGAAAGGACAGGCGAGGTGCATCTGTATATGCCGAATATCCATGACCGGTATACCGCCGAGAAGACCATCTGGCATGAGACGGTAGGACACAAGGGCATGCGTGGATTGATGGGCGAGCAGTTTGACAGATTCCTTCGTGACATGTGGTATGACCTTGACAAGCCCGAGAATGCGGAGCTGAAGAAGCTCGTGGACGAAGAGAGGAGACGCAATCCGCTGAATATCTATGATGCCATAGAGGAAGGGATAGCGAGACTTGCCGAGGAAGGCGGAGGCGAGCCGGGTTTCTGGCGAAATATCAGAAACAAGGTGACGGACTTCTTCCGTGAGATAGGCTACAGGATAGCACCGAACACGAAGGACGTGAAGTATCTGTTGTGGCTGAGCAAGAACCTACAGAAGAATCCTAACGATGTGTTCTACAAGATGAGGGCAGAAGCCGTGAGATGGCGACTGGACCATGAGGCAGTACCCGATGTGATAGAGTCGAACGGTATGTTCTTTGACAATGACGGGAAGAATCGAGAATACGTGCTTGACTTGAGCCAAAAGGACTTTGAGCAGGCTACAGACGGTAAGATACATTTCAGGACATCACCAGCCACGGCATCCAAGATAGAAGAGTATAACAGACGACTTGAAGGGAAAATCTACTCAGCCAAGGAGAGTACGGTGGACTATATGCAGTCTGTGCAGGAGTATATGGAAACCGTATCGGGAAAGAAGAATGTGGCAAGAGACATCCCGTCTTCTTGTAATCCGCTGCAAGCTGAAAACAGAAGCAGTAGTATAAGTCAGAAGAAATGCGATAGATACGACAGGAAGTATATGACTCCTCTTGATGATGTTTTCAAGAAAGTTATTTCGTATGTGGATGGAAAGAACAGCGATTTCCAGAAGCAGAATACGGAGCTTTATATGATTATGAAGCATGGACTGGAGAGAAATCGAGTGTTCTTTGTGCGCGACCGTATCGGAGAAAATCTGAGAGAGGAAATAAAGAGCATAAGGGAAGCTGCTGAGCAACAGCCAGAACCGAAGAAATGGGAACGCACAGAGACAGAGAAGGCGAAGATGAAAGCAGATGCTCTGTCAAAAGAGTGGGAACAGAAGTTTGGTGAGCTGAGCAAAGACTTGGAAGATGGCAAGCTACAGCTTGACGAATACTACGGACAGATGGACGAGTGGATTCGCAGTAAGATATACGAGGAGTATGAATCCACCAAATATGACTACTCCGGTCTTACTGATATTATCAAGAACACTAAAGACTGGAAGAGTGATGCCGACATCATAGAAAAGGTAAAGGATGTAGAGAAGAAAATCAATGACGGGAAGAGCGGATTGGTAAAGGAATTCTGGGAGAAGAAGAGAGCCGCTACCGATGCTATCATAGATTCGGAATACGATTCGGGTAAGATAGACAAAGATTCGGCGGCGCACTTCAAGAGTATGTTCAACTGGTATGTGCCATTGAGAAAGTTCAATGAGACTACCGCCGAGGATGTATACGGTTATATCACAGAGAGCGGCGACCCCAGTCAGTATATAGGTTCTGTCATAGCCAAGGCGAACGGACGAAAGAGCCTTAGCGATACCAATGTGATGGCTCAGATATTTGCGATGGCGAAAAGTTCCATAATAAGCGGAGAGAAGAATATTGTGAAACAATACTTCGCAAGATTCGTGGAGGCTTACGAGACAGGCGAAGCACAGGAAAAGGTTTTTGTAGAGATACATCCTTGGGCTGAAAGGCATGTCGTTGACGGCAAAGAAGTGTGGGAAGAGGTATATCCACAAGTGCCAGAGGATGCCACCCAGCATGAGATAAGCGATATATTACAGACTTTTGAAGACAAGATGCGGGCGAAGGAGGCTTTGGGCGAGGCAAGGCTATTGACACGTAGAGGCAGTGTCGGCTACAAGTTTCAGCGTGAGAAAAACAAGAATGAGCATATAGTAGAGGTGTATATTGCCGGTAAGAAGCGTATGTATTTCTGTCAAGGCAACCCACGGGCAGCCCAAGCGATAAACGGTCTGTTGCACGATTCTGGAACGTCAAAAGGCAAGCTGTCGGCATGGATTTCAAAGAAGTCGTCATCCATCAACAGGACATGTGCGCAGCTGAACACGTCATACAACCCGGACTTCTTCTCCTCCAACATGGTACGAGACTTTACTGTGTCATCCGCAATTCTTGTCAAGGAAGGACCGAAATACGCAAAGAGGTTCTGTAGGGAGTATTACAACAACTTGAAGTTCCTCAATGGTGAGGACAGCTATTGGAAGATGCTCGGCAAGTATAACAATGACAAGATAGACGAAAGCAACACACGTCAGAAGTACTTCAAGGAGTTCATGGACAATGGCGGTCAGACAGGTTTCGTGCAGCTTGAGAAGCTTGAAAGAGTCATTAAGGAGTATAACAACCTTGTAAAGACAGGCAAGAGAGACGCTGACGGATGGTTTGCGAGAGCTTTGAAGAAGGCGGGATTCATCGAGATCGCTAACGAGACGTTTGAGAACATAGCGAGATATTCATGCTACGTGACATCAAGAGAGTCTGGGCGAAGTATAGGACGAAGTGTATATGATGCAAAGGAAGTTTCGGGCAACTTCAATAGGCACGGAAGCGGAGATGCCATCAGTACTTTGAAGACAGCGAATGACAGTAAGTCGGACGTGGCGTTCAGAAATGTAGTCGGCTTCTTCAACAGCTACATGAAGAATCACACGATGTTCTACAATGCTGGTGTGCAGGGTGCGAACATGTTGTTTAAGAACTATAAGTTTGCTCCTGTGGCAACGGCAATGTCGTTAGGTGTGATGCCGTTTGCCTTGAATATGGCAATCGCTGCGATAAACCAGTTTTTGATGGGCATAGAAGACGAGAAGAAGCGAGGTGGCGTGAAAGACCCTTATGCCGAGTTGCCAGAGTGGAAACGAAGGAACAATATCAACATCTATATATTTAGAGGTCATTTCTTCACGTTGCCGTTAGGTATAGAGTTGAGAGCCTTTTACGGGCTTGGCGATGTAGCCTTGGCACATAGCTTCTATGATGGTTTGAAGAGTGACACTCCGATAGGATATGACATACTCGGACAGTTGGCGCAGCTGGTACCAAGTTCTGACTTTTTGGGGCATCATGCTCCGGGCGACAATACAACAGACGCATTGAAGGATGTAGCACTTGCTGTAACACCAACAGCACTGAAGGCTGGTGGTGAACTTGTAGCTAACAGAGACTGGACGGGGCGACCGATATACCGAGACCAGACCTATCTTGACATAGCTCCAAGATGGAAGCGAGCTTATGACAGTACGAATGAAGCGTTTGTAAAAGTTAATAAGTTGGCAAACAAATGGACTGCGGATATGCCGGATGCGACGGAAGATATGAAGGGTAATGATGCGGCAGACTTTTGGACAGCCCCTTACGGTTGGCAGCACATGATGGAAGGTTATGTTGGCGGTATGGGAGCTACCATAGGCAGAGTGGCTAAGACAGGATATGCCGTAGGCAAAAGCCTTAAGGCTGGATATAATGGCGAGAATGCTATCAAGGATGCTTATGCCGAATGGGAGAAGTTTGACAAGAATCAGATACCATTATACCGAAACTTCATCTATACTTCCACCGAGGGGCATGACATGCAGAGAACGAAGTCGAAGTGGTACAACTATACAGATGAGCTACGGCAGACGAAGTATAACTTAGACCAGTTGAAGACCAATACTCCCGACTTGAAGTTAAACTTGGAGAACGAGGCTAAGAAGTATAAGTTCAGTCAAGGCAAGGAGGGTCGGAGGCTTGAAATATGGAATGCTGCAAATAGTTATATCGGCAAGAAGAAGAATCTTCTGAAGAAGACCTCAGACCCAGAGGTAATAAAGTCGATAAATAACGACATCAATCTTAAGATGCAGGAAGCCGTGAGGGATTTGGATAAGTTGAGTGAGTAGTTTCCAAAATGGAAATAACCAGTAGGGGAAGAGCGAGCTTAATGCTCACTCTTCTCTTTATTCAAAATAAATGTATTCCCCTTTTTTTTCTTTGTAGGCTATATAAATAAAATATCCAATTAGATATAACACCAATTCTATCATTGTTATAATAATAAAGAAATAATCTTCCCTTATAGAAGAAATGACTATTCTTTTTGTGTCAAAATGGTCCAACAAAAAAAGAATGGAGAAAAGGATGATATAAAACCCTGCAATTATACCAACGACATATCCTATTATATGGGGTTCTTCTTTTCTGTAGAAATAATCCAGCAAATCTAATTCTTTAGAATAATATGTGCGTGCGATTATTACAGGAGAGCAGACTAACGGATAGAACAAAGCGACTGTCATTATTTCGTTCAAGTAGTCTTTCCCGAAATAATAGTAATCCAAAAGGCTCATAATAATACAGCATAACATGTTTGACAAGACCCAAAGCAAATATCTATATCTGGATCTGTGCGTTTTGGAAGAACACATGTCAATAAGAAAAGGGGCGGCAGAAGCAACAATAGGTATCATGTTTTGGTAGGTCATATTGTCTCCACATCTTTTAGCCCATAAATATAAGACAGGCATATAAAGTAATACCCAAGTGGAAATTCTTACATGATGACAGAGAAGAAATCTCTTAATACCTGTTTTGTTTGTTCTTTGTTTCATTTGTTGTAATATTCTCTATATTTTTCACTATAACATATATGGCATGGTGTTTTATACATGTCTATAGCTTCTTTTTTTGTAAGCTTCATAACAATACCACTGCAATTCCTTAATCCCTTGCAATACTCTGTCCTGTGGAATCTTCTTGAATATCCTCCAGTACATATATACACATTATCTGCACAAGACGACAGAGTTATAACTCCTAAGAGTACATAAAATAATAAGACTGATTTCTTCATAGAAATAATTGTTAAAGCGTAATCCTTTTGCAAAAGTATAAAAAAAATCAATAGGGTGTATCTTAAAAAAGTGTTTTATTTTTTTTGATGCAAATAATCCTCATGGTAAGTGGTTGAAAGTATGGTAGTTAGGTGTGGAAAAATAGATGTTGAGGATAGTTAGGCATGATGGATATTGGTTAGTAACTTTGCAGCAAGTTCAATAGTGGACGAAACGAATAATCTATTATTAATTATGTCAGAATCTAAGACATACATCTTTGGTGAAAACCAAAACGGAGGTTCAAACGGAATGCTTGGACTTCTTGCGCCTCTGCTTCAGAAGCAGGGTGTTGACCCAAATGTTCTTCTCGCCATGAAGGGAAACAATGGTTTCGGTGGTGAAGGAGGATGGTTTATGTGGGTAATATTCCTTTTCTTCCTGATGGGTTGGGGTGGCAATGGCTGGGGTGGCTTCGGCAATAATGGTCGTGGCGGTCTTGCTAACGAGATTAACAACGACTACGGTCGTAGCCTCTTGATGGATGCCATCGGCGGTAATCGTAACGCTCTCAGTAATCTTGCTACTCAGCTCAACTGTACTGAGGGTCAGATACAGAATGCCATTTCTGCCTTGACCTCACAGGTGCAGAGTGTAGGTAATCAGGTTGGTATGAGCGGTATGCAGACCATCAATGCTTTGCAGCAGGGTAACATGCAGATTGCCCAGCAGATTGCTAACTGCTGCTGCGAGAACCGCTTGGCTATCTGCCAGCAGACTGGCACCTTGCAGAATGCCATCAACAACGTGGCAGTAGGTCAGGAGCGTGCGGCTTCTTCCCTTGCCTATGCTACCAAGGACCAGTCTTGTGAGTTAAAAAATGCCATCAAGGAAAGCACTCTTACCATCGTCAACGGTCAGAAGCAGCAGGAGATGCGCGAAATGCAGAATAAGATTGATGCTTTGCGCGAGGAGAACAGTACCTTCAAGGCTTCTGCTATGACTTCGCAAATCGTGGGTCAGGCTGTAGCACCTATCAATCAGGTATTGGCTGGTCTGCAGAACGAGGTGGCAGGTATCAAGTGTAAGTTGCCGGAGACAGTAACAACTCCTTACAGCCCATTTACTGCGGTTCCTAACTGTGTGGCTTATCAGGCTGGTTTGTATGGACTGAATGCTGCTAACGGTGCAGGATTCTGGGGTTAACAAGAAAGGAGGCTGCTATGTTATGGTTAAGACCTTATACATGGGTGAATCGTAACGGTTCGGCGGCAATCGCTTCTACAGGCGTGAAGTTGAATACTGCCGATGTGGTGTTCACCTTTAAAAACCACGCTTTCGTGAATACCAACTACAGAGGAACGATTTTCGTGAACC